ATGAGATTCGATGCAAGGGCCGCAAAACAGCTCAAGCCCGACACCCATCTTACCTTCGAAGCCTTTCCTGGCTTACGTCTCGAGGCGACGGTCTCCCGGCGCAGCTGGATCTATCGCTTCAAGTCGCCAGTCGATGGACGCATGCGCCAACAGAAACTTGGTGAGTGGCCGGCAATGTCCTACGCCGCAGCGATCGCGGCCTGGGAGGATATGCGCGCCCGGCGCGATGCCGGAGAAGATCCCGCATTGACGCGGAAGGCTTCAAACCGGACAGTGATTGCCACGACGCCGGAATCATACACGGTCAAGCAACTGTGCGAAGACTTCCTCACTGGCCACATTGAGAGGCACCGGGATGCATATGGCGCCGCGAAAACACGTCAGCGCATGATCGCAAAAATTGCACCGATTGCCGATCTACCCGCATGCGCCATTACACGTCGGCAAGCATTCGAACTTCTCGAAGGCGAGCGCCAAGCGCCCCGCAACGCTGCCGTCTTCCGGTCGGAACTAGGCGCGGCGTGGGACTACGCATTAGACGCCGGCCGCATTCCCGAAGACACTCCAAACTGGTGGCGACAGGTCATGCGCGGCAAATTGCGGAGTGTCGGCCGCAGCCGCGGCGGTCAGGTCGAAAACATCAAGCGCGTACTGAGCGAAGACGAGCTCGCAACGCTTATCCCATGGCTTCCCAACCTATCGGGGACGATCGCCGACATCCTGTCCATGTATCTCTGGACAGGACTCCGTGGCGGCGAAATCGTGCTGATAGAGGGCAAAGAGGTTTCGAATGAGCCGGATGGTCTATGGTGGACCATCCCCAAGGCCAAGACAAAAAACAGGAACCGAGCCAACGCGACCGACCATCGTGTGCCACTGGCTGGCAGAGCCGATGAAATCATCCGGCGTCGCCTCAAGTTGCATGGAAAGGGTTATCTGTTTCCAACAGCCGACAGTCCGTATATTCCACAAAAGAGTGTGCAGGCTGTCGTATGGACACATCAGCCCTATTCGCTCGAGCCTGGGCAGACATTGCGGCCAGTGCTTCCCGTCTCGCATTGGGCGCCGCACGACTTGCGCCGCACTTCGCGAACCATGCTGGCCGCAATCGGATGTCCTCACGAGGTTGCAGAAGCTGTGCTGGGTCATATCCTCCCCGGGGTGGCTGGAGTGTATAACCGACATTCCTATGACAAGGAAAAGCGTGAATGGCTGACTAAACTGGCGGATCACCTTGAATCAATTGCCAATCGATCAGTCAACGTGAGCCCATGACTTCCCTGCCATCATGTCTACATATGCCGCGTCGATGCATGAGAGGGGGCCTATCGTTTCGAAATCGTATCGTTTCATGGCTCACGCAGCTTGCTGCTCATCTTGAAGAAATTGCGAACCGCCAAGCCCGGGCGGGAGAAGTTGCGACACCGGGCATGCCTCAACCCAAGCCTCCACTTCCCTGACGAGCCAAGCGACGCGTCGGCCTGATAGCTGGCGCGGCTGCGGGAACTTCCCTTCCCTGACTAACTTCTTCACGACCGATTCCGACAGCGCCACCGACTGGGCTACGCTCGGAAGGTCCATGTAAAAGACCGGCTTCGTGATTCCCTTCATCTTCCCTCCCTCCGAAACCATTCCTGTTGCGTGATTTCAATTACGCGTTTCGCAGCTTCGGTCATGCGGTTTGCGCTCCATACGGCGTAGGCGTGAGCGCGTCCACCAGATCCTTCAGAGCCGACAGTTCGGACGGCGCCAACATATCGACAGGATCATCGCCCGCACCGCTGTGGAACCAATCGTCATATTCAGCCGTGCGTCCGTCTGGCGCCTTCACGTTGTCGACGTAATCGAATTCAAGGACGTCATTGAAAATGGTGATGTGCCACTCGCCGAACATGAATTCGACGTCACCGCAAAGCACGTCATTCCAAGCCTCGTCGCCCAACAACTTCACGGCAATTTCACCGCGGATTGCCTGACGGAACACCTCCGCGACTTCTTCTGCTGGGATGCTCATCCCTTCACCTCCTCTTCTTCCACACGCTCGGCTGCAGCGATCGTCCGCCCATCTTCTTCGACTGCAGGCTTCCAGTGCGTAGGCGTGTAGTAGACATACATCCATTCGCCCGGCACAAACCACAGCCTGCCTCGGCGAATCAGTGTCTGCGCGTTGCGCGTCCCTGCTGCGTCGTCGATCTTCGTCATGATCTCGGCGCCTTCTGGTGCAGTGCTGATCGATTGCCACTCATCCATTCGTCTCTCCTTGTGCTGTCTTTTGGGATAGGGCGCGGATAGCTTCGGCGCACTTCTCGGCGCCATCCGATTCGCCTTCGACGTAGGGATTCGCGCGCCCGTCTTCAGAGCCGGTGTATGGTGAATGGCCCTTGTAAAGATTCCATCGATCAACGGCTATGTCGTTGCATACCGTGAACGCTTCCTCCAGCGCTTCACGCCGCGATGCATTCCACGCCGCAAACGCGAACGAGATTTCGTATTGACCTCCACCGGCACGCACGAACTGGCCGTGCTCTTTCCACCACTTGGTAAATGCTGGCGGAATAGTCATTGGCCACTCTCCACTTCACGCATGCGTGCCCGATATTCCGAAAGCGCGCGAGAAGCCCAGGTATGGCCGCGGCCGGCGGTGTCGGCGATGGCGCGCATCAGCACTTCGTCGGTGAGGGTCGGAGTGCTGGCGGCGGTGGAAACAGCGTGCGCGGCGCGGGGTGACATATCGTCATCGACGCACTTGTTGCCGAGTTGGCAGCGCACGCGATAGCAACCTTTCGGGTCATAGACATGGACGCAATCCGCCCGCTCGCCGCTCTGCACATCCTCCGGTGTGCCGATGAACGAAAGAAGATGCTCGGCGCAGTTGCGCACGACCGGCGCGAAGTCTTCAATGCGGGCGATGCCGCTCAGGCTGTTGTGGCCGATCGTCAGGATGTCGCGGGCATTCACGTTGACCGTGACCGACCAACCTTGAATGTCGGTCGGGTCGAGGTATTCGCTCTGGGCATCCGCAATGGTCGTCGTTGTCGCCTGAGCGCTGGCAGCGGCGACACGCTCAAGCGCAGCATGCTTTACGATCGCTTCTGCCAATGCCAACGGGTTATGCATATCGAGAGGCTCAAGCATCACGGCCAATTCACGTACTCGGCCATCGCGTAGAAGCGCTGTTCTCGACCATTCGAGCAATTCGGCAGCGCATTCGATGAGGTGCTCTTTAGCGAACGATTTAGCGCGGTCGTTGACGGCCTTCAGGCTAAGCCCACCCGAAGCGCCATCGGTATTTGTAGTGGTCGTGGTCATGAATTAGCCTCGAACGTTGATAGCGAACACCCTCACCGGCTCAGGCCCGAAGTGTGGATGCTGGATTGTTCGCTCGACATAGCCGCGCCACGGTCTGACGATGCGGCGCTCGTGGTCGTCGGCTTTCGGATAACCGAGCATTAGCACGATGTGGTCGAAGTCGCGCATGGCAAGCCTCCGATACCAGTAGGCGTTATAGAGCCGATATTCCTCGACCTTCTCGCCCCTCCTGATTGCTTCGAAGTATTCACGCTTGAGCGGAAGGATCAGGTCAGCCATGATCACCTCCGCTTGCGGCTTGGGATGCGGCCTCGCCAGTTGATGGGGCGGCGCTCAGGGCTTCCAGCGTATCGTTGATAGCCTGAGAAGCTGCGGAGCGGAATGTTGCATGCGGCTTCAGTCGCTCGCATTGTGTGTGAACGCGTTCAGCGATCTCCCACTTCTGCGCAGCGGTAAGTGTCATCACCTGCGTCGGCTGTGCTGCCGGGGCGGTGTAGACAGGCGTCGTAGCGAGCCTTGGATGTGGCTCTGGATGGATCGTGGTAGTGCCGGTCCGATGTTGTGCCCACATCGAGTTGACATACCCAATCGCCTCCGCACCCTGCGCCACATTAGTGGAAGGGGATGCGGCGCGGGCTTGCCATCCGGCGCGAAACGACACTCTTTCGCCGGAACGTTTCGGCCAGTCGCTTGCTTCGAACGCAGCGTCGCACGCACTGCGTTCGTCCTGCACCTGATCAGCTGAACGAGACGCAGCATGAACAGCAGCAACGATTTTTCGCACGGTATCGACATGGACGATTTCATGGCTGGAGTCGCTCATGATGGAAGCTCCATGGCCGAGAAAATAATCGTCCTGCTGTGTAAAGTCGGATAGCGCTTCACGAACCCGGTCCATTGCATCGAGTGCGGCCGGGTGATCCCTCCATGCCCCGTGCTCGTCCTGCGCAACCGATGGCGCGGCAACTTCCGCAGTCGGCTCGCCATCCAGAACTGACAGCGCGAACTTCTGGATTTGTTCTTCACTGCCATCAAGCCAGCAGGCAATTTGATACAGCGCTTTTCGGTAGAACGCCGCCCGCTCATCATCCAGCACCACGGCAGATTGCGCGGTCTGTGCTGGCGGGGCAGCGCTCGTGCATCGGCAGCGTGTGCCAGTGACCGGATCGTCGCGAATCTTCTCTTTACACGTGCCGCAAACGCCGTGATACCGCACCGCCTCCGCACCCTGCGCCATATTGGCGGAAGGGGTACATGCTCCACTTGCAGCGGCGTGTAGATCTTTTGCCAGTGTAATTAATTGATCCAATGCGTCATTAAACCCTTCATCATATCCAGTAGATACCTTGCTTCGGCCAACATCAGGTTTTTTCTCAAGCAGGTCAACGCCGATGCAGAGCTCTTCCAGAAAATCCGAGACCGATTGAGGTTCTTCTTCGCGCTCACCCTGCGCCACATTGGCGGAAGGGGATGCGGCCACGCACAATGCCGCATAAAGCTGGTCTTCAGTTTGGTAGACTGAGTCCTGATTACGCAGCACTGCTCGCATTGCATCGTTGAGTGCAGGCATGCTCATGACTTTTCCCCAGCAGATACGTGAGCCGGAGCGACAATCTCCCACTCGTGGCCGTTCTCGGTAATGTTGAAGATGCGAATCGTCGCGGCGGGGATGCGCTTCGCGAGGTCCAGCCTCAACTCAAGCGGCTCTTGCGTCGGCCACGCCTGATCGACTTCATATTGCACGGCTTCATCGATCGAATGGAACGATGTCTCACCGTCGTACGCGGGCCACACCATGTCGGCGTCACAGGCCGTCAGCGTCACAGTCGCGGCAGCTTGGGGATCGGCGAGAATGGCCCGCAAGTCCTGAGCGCGGCGATACATCAGAGTCCCTGATTTAGGCTCTGATTGTTCAGCGGTCAGGATTGCCCACCAAACCGCTTTGCGCTGCTCAACAGTCAGTGTCACAGTCGCGGCTTCGCGAGGGAGCGGGGCGGCGTAGAGCGGGACGAACCCGTCGCGCGGCTCTTTGTTCAGGAAGCAGCCTTTGCCTGATATGCGAGGATCTTTGAGCGAATCAAGATCGGTCGCGCGCACATAGATCGGCTCTTGCGGCCCACCAGCAGCTATCGTGGCGTCTGCCTGCACGGCGGGAGTGGGAGCGCGGCGGTTCCATGCGTCGAGAGCCCGTTTTTCGACAGTGCTGTTATCCGCATAGCCGCCGTGCGGGATGATGCCCATCGCGCTTACGCTGGCGCCGCATCCAGAGCAGCGATAGGTGATCCGGTCGGCGTATGCAAATCGTTCGTCCAAGCCTTCCTTGTACAGATTGGCGTGGCCGCCGCAAAACGGGCATGACGACAAGCTCGCCCGTGCTTCAGTCCTGGTATTTGATGTCATGATGTGTCTCGGGATGGTTAGGCTGTCAGGTCGATTGCTTCGCGCGATGCGCGGATGAACTCGGCTGCCGCTTCCGCGTTGATCGCGTTACCGTAGGCGCGCAGTCGTCCCACTCGGGCGGGAGCCCCATCAACCAGCGGGAATGTGCCGGGTTCAACTGGCCGCCACTTTCCGTCCCGGCAGAGCAGCCAGTCAGCAGCTCGCCAGAAGCCGTTAGTCGGGCCGGCTGCGGCGGCAACTCCGGCAGATCGATCCCATGCCCCTTGATCGCCCGGCCGCAGAGCGCTTCCGTCTTGCGCGAGAAGTCGTTGTTCCCCGCCATGTTGTTTCCGTTCTGCGCTGGCGTTCCGGCCATCGGCGTCGGCCAGCCGGCCAATGTCGCCGCCATGCCCAGCGTCATCCCGAAGCCGTTGTTGCCGTGACGAGCTGCGCACTCCGCTCGCCGCGCTTCCCATGTCGAATCGTTGTCGTTCTGCGGCCCCGCGTTCGGCGTCGGCCACGATGCGAGCCACGCCACTCGACCGAGCAGCGCGTTCAGCGGCACGTTCGCGCACTCGCTGCCGTCCTTGTGATCGCGTGTTGTTGGCGTGGGCCATGAAGTACGCGCGGTCGCGGATGTGCGGAGCACCGACGCCCGCAGACGGGAACGGGACACACCCGAGTGCGTAACCCATCGCTTCCAGGTCAGCTTGAACAAGGTCGATCCAAGGGTCGATGTCCTTGCTCGCAACCTGTTCTCCAAAGATGACTGCAGGGCGGCGCTCGCCGACGAGCCATGCCCAAGCGGGCCAAAGGTGCCGCTCGTCAGCAAACCCAACTCCTTTGCCTGCCGCGCTGAAAGGTTGGCACGGACAGGAACCGGTCCAAACAGGTCGATCGTCAGGCCATCCGGCGAGTCGAAGCGCGTACGACCAGACACCGATTCCGGCGAAGAAATGGCACTGCGTGTAGCCTCGCAGGTCATCGGGTCGGACATCCTCAATGCTCCTTTCGTCTACGTCGCCTGCGGCGATATGCCCCTTGGCGATCAGGTTGCGCAGCCACTGCGCGGCGTATGGGTCAATCTCGTTGTAGTAAGCGGCCATGCCGGTAACGTGGTGGGTCAGGAGGGCTTGCGGATCATGACGTGCGAAGATCCGCTTTCGACGTCGGCGAGTGCGGATTCAAGCCAGCCCTTCACCCATTCATCACCGACGATGCCGCGCAACAGTTGGTAGCTGACAAGCAGACCAGCAGACAGGTAGTCAATCTTTTCCGCTTCAGTTTTGGTGGCGATCCCGTCGCGCTGAAAGCTCGCCAAAATCATGTCCAGTTGGCGCCGTTCTTCTGCACGCTCTTTGTCATGTGCTGCGCTCATGCTCGCCTCAATAGAAGTGTTTATTCGTGTGTGATGCGCTTTAGCTTGATGACCCAGACCCACGGGTTCGCTTGCCAGTTGGTAGCGGGCGTGGCAAGGCTGTCCCACAGGCTTTGAAAGCCAGCGCGGAACTTCAGGTGTTCAAGATCCGCGCCGACGATCGACGGCGTTGCGCCTTCGGCGATCGCGTCGTCTTCGTTGATGTCCTGCAAGCGATCGACGCGCACGCCAGTGACTTCGAGCGTGATGCGCGACGCCCAGCGCGGCATGTGGATGGACGGACGCCATGGCTCGCTGTCGCGGCCCTGCGTCGCCTGATACTCGACGCGGCGGCAGTACCGCTCATCCGGCACGTAGCGAGCGACGCCGTATTCGAGGGGCGCGCCGGGCGCACTGATTTCCACGACGCCGCGCCACGTCTCGCGCACCCACAGACGGTCGCCGGGTTGGCCGTAAGGACAGAACTGCAGCATGTCTCGGATGCACCATTGATCGGCCGGCAGGATGCCGCGTGCCGGGCGACGCCCCCAATACGCACCGCCGACCCAGCCGGTTTGCTCGACTGGCTGCGGCTTCACGACGCGCCGCGTCTGCGTCTTGCTGCCGTCGAGCAGAGCGCGCACCATCGGGCCGCTGAAGAGGATCGGACGTTCTTTTATAGTCATTTGCTGCCCCGATAGGTCTTGGTCAAAGCATGGTTGGCGGCGTGTCCGCGGCGACGCACGGCGTTCGCGAGTTGTGCGCGGTCGTGGTGGCTGCTCGGTGCTTGACCCAGCAGGCCGAAATAGCTGTTTGCGACAATCATTTCCACGTTCGCCCAGCGACGATTGCCCAGACGGTTCCTTGGGCCAGCCCGAATTCGCGCGCGAGTGCCAGTGACCCGTCCGTTCGGCTGTAAGGCTTGAAGCGACTCCGAATCTTCGCGACAATTTCAGGCGTTGCCTTGGTATTGGCCGGCTTATTTCCGACGGCGCGCCGAGCGCGACCCTTGCTGATCATGTCGCGTATGTTGTCAAGGCGCGACCCTAGGCTCAGATGCGCTGGATTGATGCACTTCCGGTTGTCGCAGGAGTGCATTACGTCTTGCTTTTCCATGATCGGCGCGTTGTGCAGCTCGAACGACACCCGATGCGCGAGCCGATTCTTGCCTTCGTGCCAGACTAGACCGTAGCCGGCCTTGCAGATGTGGCCAGTGAATTCGAGGCATTCGCCGCTCCTCGCAGTGCGGCGCATCAGGTTGTCGATCGTTGCCATGCTTAAACCTCGGCGCGAGAAGGAATAAATCTGCGGACGGCGCGGGCGCGGAACTCGTAGTGCTGGGGGGTGTAGTACTGATGGCCGTCGCGGAAGTGCTGACACCAGGCCCAGCCGGACTCCGATTCATGCGCCTCGGCCGACCAGTACGCGCGCTCTTCGAACTCGCTTTTCAGGTTCGCGAAGAGCAGTGATTGCTCGCGGCGTGTCGGGAGTTCGCCACCCTGCTCGGCGGCCCATTCCTTCGCAGCCGACCACGAGACGTCGTCGACGTCGCCCGGCAAAAGAATCAGGTGATGCGACAGTTCGCCGTTTTCGTCGAGCACGATCCCGGCGTAGCGCTCACCCGGTGCGAGCGGAATCGTCACGGCCGGGATGTGGAGTTCCGTTGCGCGCGTTGGCTGCTTCCTGAACTCATCGATCAGTTTGTTGATTCGGGACTGTTCGGCCTCGATGGCCTCAAGCGTGATGGTCATTGCGATGCTCCGTTGTGAATGGGCAAATGATTAAATCGACAATCTGCGGACGGCGCGGGCGCGGAACTCGCCGCCCTGGCGGTCGTAGCCCTGACTGCCGAAGTCGAAGCACTGAAACCAGGCCCAGCCGGAATAACCGGGGTCGCTGTCGGGCGTGTTCGACCAGTAGGCGTCCTTCTGGAACTGGTCGCGGTGCTGCTCGAACGCGATCACGAGCTCGGCGCGCGTCGGCAGGTCGCCGCCGATGCTTTTTGCCCAATCCATCTGGGCCTGCCACGACGCGTCGTCGTTGTCGCCGGGCAGGAGGATGGTGTGTGTGACATCGCCGTTCGCATCGACGAAGCCACCGAGGTAGATTTCGCCATCGGCCAGCGGGGGAATCTGAATTTGTTGCATGGTTTCTCCGGGGAAAAAGGACCGGCCCATACAGGCGCCGGCCAACACACACATGCGGAGATCGCAGCGTGTTTCTTTGATGGGACGCACCACTACGCCACTCGCGCAAGAGATTCGCGCCGTGAAGGCTTCATCTTGCGTGGCGAGCGGTGCGTGGAGGGTTCAGGCGGCTTGCTGGCGGAGCATTTGTTCGAAAGCGGTCACACGTCTTTCGAATGCGACAAGCATCTCGACCATTTCGTCAATGAAGTTGTCGTCACGATAGATGCGCTTGTAGAACAGATCCTTGCCGACCGGCTCAAGCGCTGGCACGTACTGGATGAAATCGATCCACTTCCGTCCTGTAATCCAAAGTCCGCCCTGTAACTGGCATTCGTACTCTGAGATATCGTGCGTCGTGAGCATGTCCATGATTTTCACGCTATCGACCGGACACTTGATCTCGATCAGGCCGTCATCACCCACCAGGCCATCAGACGAATACCCGAACTTGCGGTCGTCTGTCAGGATCACACCCGATTCACTGGCCAGGTTGCCGGTGCGGGCCTCATAGCCCATCCTCGCGAACCCTTCCATTTCATGTCCGCGGTCAAGCGTCCATGCTTTGACAGGTTCACCGTAGGGTTTGCCGCTTACGCGCTCAATCGCAATGTCCAGTGCGTATTTGTCGGATGCGCCCGTCGGGTCGCCCGGATTCTTGTTGCCGGATTTCCGTTGCAGCACGGAAATGGCATCAGCAAAGCATGATGCGGTGATAGCGCCGCAGCGGGATTCCAACCAGAGGGGCGTGCCCTGTTTGCAATTTACGACAATCATTCCTGTGCCCCCTGTTCCGCTGCCATCTGGCGTTGAAAATCGGCTTTGAGTTCGGCGTCATCGGAACCGTGTTGACGCTCTGCCGTTTGCGCTGTCTGAGCCTTGAGAACTGGTCCACGCGCCTCAACTGCCGCCTTGAACGAGTTCGACGCGGACACGTCCTTGGCGGCGTTGATCTCACGGACACCCTCTTTCCATACCTTCGCGAGTTCGTCGGCAGTCTTGGCGGCGTTTGCTGCCGTTACCCACTTCAGGGCAAGCGCACTCAACACCGGCTCACCCGGCTCATCGTGAGCTCGCAACTCTTCCGGCACATCTTCGATGTCCTGCGTGAAGATGTCCGACGCGCCAGTCACATTCAGAGTCATGGCGATCTTCGCGCGCTTGCATGCCATTTTCAGGATGGTGTTCGCCTGATCGGCCGACTCGGTGCGGATCTGCTGTTGCTTCTCGACCTTGTTTTGCCACTTGGAGAATTTCAGGCGACGCAGGTTTTCCGGCGTCACTTCGAATTCCTCTGCGCAGATCGCGCGTCGCCACTTGTACTTTTCCTCGTGTGATGAACATTCGCCGAGCCCTTCGCCCAGCACGACACCGGTCACTTGGTGAACTCCGATGCAACGAACCCGGTAGCGGGCCATGCCGTCGACCGTCAGGTCTTCTATCTCGTACTTGTCGGCGATCCGGAAAGTGACGCATAGTACCTCCGCGCCCGGCTTGTACAGCGACGGCTTCTTAGTGCCTGGGATGACGCCGTAGTGCGTGTCGCTCTTCATGATCGAGCGCATTACCTCCTGCACCAAATTCACGCGCTGTCGGATCTCGACGGCGGAAAACTGATGCACCTCGCTCGATACGATGCCGGCCGTCTCTCGTCGCGGCATTTCGATTATTTCGTTCACGCTGCCTTCTCCAATTTATTGATCAGCGCCGCTACGTTGAACTTGGCGAGCCAGCCCAGTGCAACATCAGCGTCGACGTCGAACTGCGTCGCCACAGTGACCAGAATTTGATCGTCGCCCGGGCCATGCTTCTCGAATTCCACGCGTTCACGGCGCTGCTGCTCGGCAATCGCCGCGTCCTGTTCGGCGCGGATTCGTTCGGCTTCGGCACGTGCCGCCGCTTCCTCGGCTTCCCGCTTGCGCCGCTCTTCCTCTGCAACACGCGCAGCCTCGGCTGCAATCGCTGCCTGCTTCTCACGTTCGACCCGGGCGGCTTCGTCGGCCTGACGTTGGCGCTCGGCGTCGATTGCTGCCTGCTGACGGGCGATCTCGGCGCGCTGCTCGGCCAACTTCGCTTCCTCCACCTCGCGCTGCCGGCGCAACTCTGCTTCGTGGGCTTCGCGTTCGGCCCGCAGACGTGCTTCCTCTGCCTGACGTGCTTCGCGGGCTTTACGCTCTTCCTCAGCCCGCGCTGCCGCAGCGATGCGCTCCCGCTCGGCTGCTTCGGCGCGTTCGCGTTCGAGCTGGGCACGTTCCGCAGCGATGCGCGTCTGCTCGACTTCATGTGCCTGCTGACAGGCCAGCATTTCGCCGAGCTTGGCGATAACTACGGCCTTAACAATCTCCGCTTCCCCCGCGAATTCCTGGTGGCTTTCCAGCGTGATCTGCACGACCTCCAGACTGTCAATCGCCGCCGCGATCGTCTCGGCCGACTTGCCGACCAGCAGTGACGGAATTGCTTGCATGTCGGTGATGCGCTGACGGATAGCATCAACGCGCGCTTTCTCGGCGGCGGCCTTCGCTGCTTTCTCGCGTTCGCGCTCGGCGTCCCATTCATCCCGCAGCGTGCGCAGCCGCCCTTCTTCCGGCTCGATCAGCGCAACCAGCCGCTTTTCTTCTTCGATAACAGCCTTCGAAAACTTCGTGGCATCGTCGCGGGCTTCCTTGCCTGCTTTCGTGATCGCGATGCGTCGGTTTGCCAGTTCCATCATGGCGCCGTGCGTCTGCTCGCGACCTGCCGGGTTGCGGATCTCGGTAATGTCCGAGTACTTCTTCGCCAGCGCGATCAATTCCTGTTCGTGCCGGGCTGATTCCAGCGCGACAGCTGCACGCTGCGGCACCGTCAATTCTTTGCTCTCGCTCATGCTGCTTTCCTCTGTTGTTCTTTCCATGCCTCAAACCTCGCCTCATACACTTCGAAATACCCGGCGAACGTTTTGCGCAACTTTGTTCGGTTGATCGAATCGGCCATCAGATAGCAATGAGCGAGCGCTTTAATGAATGAGCCGCCCTCCACTTCCATGACATGCAGGGCGTTGTCGTAGTGCTGTGTCATGCCGCCCCCGCCCGAATCGCCACCGCGATCCACCAGACGCAGCCGATCGCGATACCGCAGCCGATCGCCCAAACCCATTCCTTCGCACAGCTTCGGCGCTCGACGTGCAACTTCGCGTAAGGTCCGAATGCATCATTGATCGATCGCGATGTGCGGTACTGAAAATTCCGAATGTCTCTTGAGAACATGGTCAGGCTCCCATCAACTGTTTAATCACCAGTGCCGCGAAAGTCACAACCATGCCGATAGCCGAACCGGCGAAGATTGCGGTATGGATGCCGGTGGTGCGGTTCATGCGCTGCTCGGTGGCGAGGCGATCCCGGCCAATGTCGGAGATCAGCGTCGTGCAGCCGTCGTGGACTTCGTGGATGGTGCTCATATCTGGCTGCCTGTAACTTTTGCGATTGCGCTCAACGCCGACTGGTACTGGCTCAAATGAGCCGGATCCCATCCGTTTGTCGTACAAGTTGTGATCCATATATCAACCATGCCTTGGAGCGCTTCGAGCAGCTCGGGCGCGGCGGAGATCAGGCGGGAATTGGCTTCGCTTATCCCAGGAAAGTCGTCGCTGAAAGTCACGTCACAAACTGGATATCCGTTCGGACCGCGTACGATGAACTTGTCCGGGCTGCCGACATGCCAAGGCGCTGTCGTATGCTTGATCTTGCTCATCACCATGTCCCCCACTGCCGATTAGTGCGCGGATAATCGACACGCTCGAAGTGCTTGTCCGAAGCGATCTCCGCCAATTCCTTTTCCGTGATCGGCGGTTCCGGATCGAGATGCGCGTCCAGAAGGTTGTCCTGCCGATACTCCGCCTCTCGCTGGGCTTGCTTAAACTTCCGCAGGCTTCGGTAGCTCATGATGGTCTCTATATGTAGGACTGCTATTCATTAAGACGTGCACCCTGGCGACTGGCTACGGCTCGCGATGCCACGCGTCAGGGGGCCGGTCTTTCCCGGCTGTCATCGGCGCTTGCATCCGATTCACTCGTTCACCCATGAGCTTTCGCTGGGTCCGTCTCTCCGGATGTCGCACCACTCCTTTCGCCCACTACAGGCCCGGCAGGTGTCGCGTTGAGTTCTCGGCCCGAATCCCACGGACCTCGGCAATCTAGAGAATGAAACAGCCGCCGTGGCTTGATCCTGAATCAGTCGAGTTGGTCAACTACAACCGTCCCACTCACGCGAACAAGTTTTCCGGTTGCTGCGTCCATGAAGTACCAGCCGTCGCTGTGGCTTTCGGTCTGAACCTTGCCATTCGAGCGCCATTGCTTGATCACTGAGCCGTTGGCCGCATAGAGTGTGATTTCGAATTTCGCGCCAAACCCGCCTATCTGCGCCTTGTCCGCATCCGTACAACCCTGCAGGGCCGACGCGGCGATCAACGATGCGATGAGAATTGATTTCTTCATGTGTACCTCTGTAGTCAGTCGGTCGGCAACAGCTCGCGACGGAAGCGGAGCCACGCCGCCTCATCCTTTGCCCGATCCGCCGCCATCTGCTCGTCAACCCATGCGAGCGAGAATTCGAGCCATTGTTCGGTTTCTTCGCTCATGTCGGCCTCACCAGAATTTAGCGACGAAATGCGAGAGCACAAAAATTCCGAAGCCGATCCCGCCCAGCATAAATAACGTGAGCAAGATGGCAGTAAGTTCAACTGACGTAAATCCGCGCTGCTTCTTCACGCTCCCACCTCCACCCTTGTTGATCCATTCCGCCGCGCATCGCGTCGTTCATCGGCGCCGCGAATAAATGCCATCGCCAGCAACGACAAAGCGGCGTAGCCGATGATCCCGGCCCAGACATATTGGATGTCGATGTTCATTTCATTCCTCGATTTCGATCGGAACAGCGACGGCAAGAGCGCCGATCAAACTCCTGAATTGGGCTTCATGAAGCGTGTCATGCCACACTGCGCGATAGCCGCCAGCAATTATTGTGGCGTGCTCTGGATACAGGTTTACGTACACCGTCCGCTTCTTCGGCGCCATTCGGAGCCAATCGCTAAGGTCCCCCGAGTAGCGAAGCATCCCTAGGCTGACGTGATCGACAATCACCGCGTCTGCCCAGCCGAGGCCGACGAACTTCACGTTGTTCCATTCACCATCAATGCGCGCCTGGATGGGTTCGCCGCGCTTTGCAGCGTCAAGGTCAAACGGCTTCATCTTTTCTCCTAGCACCACGCGATCTGGCCGTAGTCCACCGACTGAACCAGCCGCGAATTGGAATAGACGTCGAAATGCCTGGCAAACGTCAGGAAGTAGTTGGATATTCTCGGCGCGTAGGACCGAAACCCGAATTCGCTGTAGAACATGATTCACTCCTATCCTGGGTGGCGGTCAGGCAGCATCCTTTTCTTCGAATTGCACTTCGACCCAAAATCCGGTCATCAGATTGGCGGGTTTAGTCTTCGCGATAACTCGCCCATAGACAGACCATTTGGGTAGGCGCAAACGAAGTGCAGCGAAAACGCCATAATTCTCGCCAGCCTCGATGCCCCGGCCAGCCTCGATGCCCTCGCCAGCCTCGATGCCCCCGCCAGCCTCGATGCCCCCGCCAGCCTCGATGCCCCCGCCAGCCTCGATGCCCCCGCCAGCCTCGATGCCCCCGCCAGCCTCGATGCCCCGGCCAGCCTCGATGCCCCCGCCAGCCTCGATGCCCCCGCCAGCCTCGATGCCCCCGCCAGCCTCGATGCCCCCGCCAGCCCGCAACGAAAATTCGATGGTGATCGAGCCAGAAACGCGGATCGATCCGGCAAACACGAAGTGCCTCTTCTCCAGCCTCTCCACGTCGAGAACGTCATCGGTTTTCCCGAATGCGTTCAGCAGCCAGTACGCGTCATCGAATCGATCGTCATCGCATAGTGCGTCGAGAATTTCCTGATACTCTCCGCCTTCTGGAAAATTTCTCAAATACCATTCATAGCCCTCCGCACACGGATGCTTTTCTTTCAGAAATTCCTTCGTGATTTTCATATTCACCTCTGTAGGAATACTAAGTTATGAAGAATCACCTAACCGCTACCAGCTCATCGAACCGGCAACGGCAAGGGGACTCGAAACAGTGTTCAGGCGTGAAAGCTGGCCGGTGGTACTCGCCCCACTTAGCCGATCCATTTCGATGATCGGCGCCAACCTCCACACCTCAAAACTGCTGAGGGCCGTCTTTCCGGCTGTCATTTTGGCGACCAGCTTCCCGCCAGACGCCTGCCGCTACGTGCACTCACTGGCAGTAGCGCGCCGACTTAGATCGTGATCTCGCTCAGAAAGGATCGGCAACTTCGCATATCAATCTCCTTGAGTTGATGCCGGGTCGTTCATGGCCAGCCCGGATTCGCCAACAAAGCCGGATCACGCCGGTACGTACTGCAAAAACTTCAGTGCTTCGTGAATGACGCTGCGGCCAAGGCGCTCCCGCGACCTCTTCGCCAGTAATAACGGGTTCCGTCCCGCCAACCAACTCGGCGCTTCACAGTGCTATGACTCCACGCCGCACAACGCCATTCACGAAAAACTGCTAGGCGGGAACGGTACGATTCGAACGTACGGGGTCTTGGGGACTTGCCCCTCACCACCTGAACTCAATCAGGCTGCTTTAAACCACTCAGCCACATTCCCAAAAACTGCTCACGTGGGGCTCCGGTCTGTCTCCCTTCCCCGCACGCCTTCCGCAACAGCCACCCGAATCCTGTTCCGATGACTGCTGCGGGCGCTCCGCTTTTTACTCGAGCGGTTGCTTTGTTCCGAGCCCCGAAGGGAATGGTTGCGATACTCTGCTTTCTCGCGTCCACCATGAGGACAACGGCTCGACAGATATCTCCGGTCACCCCGGCCTTACGTGTCGTGCGCTATGGATCGAGGACGTTTGTTTAAGGCTTGCTCAGCGTACGTTGCCCATTTGCAATTCCCGGGACAATAGTCGCCGTCGTTGTCGATTCGCTCAATCGTGAGTTTCTCGTGTTCTGGATAACCCATATCTGCTATGAAGTTATCCAGTGACTCCATCCATCGGTCGCACACCTTGATTCCGCGGCCACCGTAGTGCTCGTAGCCGATCGCTTGCGGGTCGTTGCATCTGCGGATCATCATCACATACCGGTTCCGCAATTTGACTCGCGCCTTCCGTTCTTCCGGTGAGGCTATTGGCCCGTGCTTTACGGTGCCTCGGCCAATGCATCCACACGATCGAGACATACCGGAGAGCGTGTTACCGACCTGTTTCACCGTTTTATTCCCGCATGCGCAGAGAAATTCGCCGCTCGGGTTCCTCTTGTCTCTTTCCGGGTCTACCTGCACGAACCCGATGAATTCCACTAGGTGCGTCCCTTCAACCTGCTTCAATCGCGCATTAACATTCGCGACGCTCAAGCGTGTCTTAAACATTCGGTCCTCAATTTGTTAAAGAACATTTGCCCCACCAGGCGACGCCATGCGCCTGTGGTCCTCTACTGCGGTGCTATTCGCACTGAGAAGCGATCTGGCGCTTCTCGCTACGAACAGTTACTTCTTGATATTTGCCTTCCAATACCGCGCTATAGAGATAGCGTCAGGCCCTGCGATGCTCTTTCGGCAGTGAAGCTTCTGGTCTGCCGAGAGCGCTTTAAACCACTTCATGGCGGCTTTCACTTCTTCCATCGTCACATCCAACATTTCAGACTCCTTTTTCACGGTCTCGTCAGTGAGCGCTTTACGCTCAGACCGCCGGAGCGGTTTCGACCTATTGGGCTGTTTCGAGATTAGCGATGGACTTATGCAGTGCGTAGCCTTTGCGGAAAGCATCGAACAACGCATTGACGTGACCGTCCTGATACACAATGCCCTTGAGCCACAAGTCTTTCGGCTCTTTGTCCAAGCGACATCCCTTGAACGCGCGATCGAAGTTCGCGATTAGCTCGTAATGCTCTTGGCTCTTGAGTTGCATCTCTCATCCCCTCGGTTCGTGCTGCGTTGGTAGTGCTGCGGTGTGCTGCTTGCTTGAGGTGAATTATTGCAAATGTACTTAGTCGATTCAAGTACATTTGCAATTTAATTTGTAACAGCGATCTGCGCGCTCGAGACGTCGCGACGAGCGCAGACGCAAAAAAGCCCGCTCGGGCGGGCTAGTTGTGTTGCTGTGCTTAAGTGGGCCGGGCGGCCATTACGCGTGGACGGATAGCTGTTGTGGTAACAGCCTTGGCCTAAAGAAGCAAATCAACGGCCTGCATTAGACGCCTGGTCTCGCTGGAGCCTTTCTCGACAGTCTCATGAATCGCGTCGACCAGACAATCGATGAAGAACGATGCTGCCACACCGAGCGGATGTCCCGCGCGCGTGACAATGCCGATCTCCTGCTCATCGATCTGCTCGCGAACCGATATGGCACACAGATTTTTATGCTTTGCTTCGATTTCGATAAGCGGCCACGGGAAAATGCTAAGCATATTACTTCGCTGCAGCATATAAACGACGACCGAAATCGAATGGACGTAGTGTATTGCCTTTGGCATGGGCAAATTATTACGCACAAAAATGGGCAACTGGCCCTGCACATCCGGATCGGTGCATAAAAGAAAATCGAAATCACATAGATCTGCAAGCGAGCGGCCGTCCGCTCCCGGGTGCCCAAGGCGGGCGACGATCCCGTAGCCACAAAGGCAGACCGGGCGAAAACTGATTTCCGAGCCAGCGATATTCGGGGCACGCCGGCCAATGATAAAACTGATTGTCCCGTCGCGTAGACGCGGATTAACGATCGCGGGATGCCCCTCGAAAATCTGAAAATGAATATCGGGGTATTTCGCTTGAAACCGTACGATTGCCTGCGGGAGAAATGCCTGGGCGACCCACGGCGTTACACCGAACGATAGCCACCCGCTCGCCGTGCCGCGCATCGCATCCACATCCTCCTGAGCATGCTTCAATTGCGCGATGACTATCCGGGCGTGCGGCAACAGGGTGCGCGCGGCCTCGGTCAGCATTGCGCCACGGGACGTGCGCTGAATCAGGCACAGCTCCGTCTCAGCCTCGAATTGACGAATGCTCGCTCCGATCGACGCAACCGTCAGATCAAGTGATCTAGCAGCTCCACGCATGCTGCCTTCATCGGCAACGGCTACGAGCGCGCGCAGGTGATGCAGTTTCATGCGGCCTTTCCGTCAGTGACAACTCTCGTGTCAGGTACTGCCTGCTGGCGTCAGGCGCCACCTGACCTTCTCAGCAACTTCGCGCCAGAGTAATGTTTGACCTGCCGGCCCTCATACAAATCTGCGTCGAAGTTCGGGGAAGAATGACACTTATGCTAATTGCATTGTACTTCGTAGGGTTGAATTGAGAATCCCGGTCAATCGAGAATGTGGCCAAAGGGGCGTAAATGTCGGTCATTGCTACATGTAGGCCGATGCGTGAGCGACAAAAAAGAATTTGCGGGGACCATAAGTGAATACGTCTTATCAGACCAATACGAACGACACGACCAACGTCATCAACTTTCAGGATCAATGCAGACGCCGGGATGCCTCGAAGGGAGGTGCAATAGTCAAAGTTTGCAATGAACAGAAGTCACAGCGGGCCATGCTGGAAGAACTTGCCGATCTTGTGTACAGGCAGGCGATACTACTCGAGATCCTGACGCGTATCGGATAGAGGACTGGTGGCGTGTCGTATTGAAATGAAAAAGCCCCGCTGGGGGCGGGGCTAGGGCATCCGGTCAATCTCTTTGTGGGTTGCTATTCGACGTAATGTTGCGCATCCGCCATCAAGTTCCAGAGAGATTTTGTATGCTTTATTCGACGTCGCGTCGATCGTATAGATCTTGGGGTTTTTATGGCCGCTAAGCGAATGGAATCGTCGTGTTGGCGGTATAGGATTCCGCAGTAGATCCACAAGCGCTGCGTCGACTTCGCCTTTTAACTGCTGCGAGGGCAAATTGTCATATTCCCTCTGGAAGCGCTTCTTTCGGCGCAGCGTAGTGATCACCTGCTCATCCCCTCAGCGCAGCGATCATTTCCTCGGCTGATCCAAACTCTCCATTCAGGACTTCATCAAAATCAGCATCGTGCTCGCCAAGCGCCCAGCATAGGTCGTTCATCGCATTATGCGCGGCAGCCATGGCATCGAGCAGATTATCAAAGGCCTCAACGACGCCATCGTCTTCCCGAAGTGCCGGATCAGCGGCGGCGGAATTGCGCCTCGACTGATGTTGAGCGTAAGCGGTGGCAAGTGCGTCTCGAGCAGCTTCCAATCCTTCAAGCGCCTTACCATCCGGATCAACCGCTTTTGTTGCTCTATGGAGAGCCTGAACAAGCTCCTGCGCCTTGCCTGCCAGGTCGTGCAGCAGATCACGCTCAACGCAACAAGCATAGATCGTGTCATCGATTTGCTTGAGAAAATCTACGCTGCGCGATGCTTGATACTCTACAACTTGCCCGAAGGAGCGCAGGCGCTGTACCTCAGTGCGTACCATTGCTTTCTCCGTGCCACTCGACGAGCGGCGAATTAGGGTTACCGAAAAACCTGCACCCAGTAGTTTGATTGCCATTGTAGCCTGAAAATTCAGAGGGCTGCACACCGGTACGTGCGGCTCCCCGCTCTTCTGACAAAGCCAGCACCTCAATCAGACAATGATCGCTCCCCATTATTTATGGGATGTCTTCCGGTGCGGCTTGGGCGAAGCAGCGTGACCCGCATCGGCGATCTCCCCGCTTGGCACCCTATCTCTTCCCTGTGGCTTCAACATCTCGGTGGCGGCGTCCAGTTTCTCAGCCGTGCTCAACTGGCGACCAGGCGCACTGCCGCCGCTCAGCAATACCTCCAGCGCGTCCGCGATCCGGTCAACTTCCTCCGGGGTGCGGCCGCGGAGGGCTGAGCGAATCCGCGCCATGCCACGATCATCCGAAGTCGAATCGACGGACGCAGAAGGCGCCTCGTCCTCGGGCTGATCGCCCACCTTCTCCAAATTAAGCACAACTCGGTGGTTCGCCCCGGTTTCCAGCCACTCAGGCGCAACTCCAAGCGCTCTCGCGAGCGCCAAGATATGTTTCGACCCCTTGTTTCGACCACCCTCAATCTGCGCGATCGTAGATTGCGAAATCCCGGCCGCCTTGGATAGGTCGGCTTGCGCCATATGTAGGCGCTCTCTTTCAGCTCGGACCCGTTCGCCAAATGTATTCATATTGCAATCGTAATATTTTGCATGAGTAGTTTGGTACTTGCCATGTAAGTACAAATGCAATATCCTTGAGCCATGAATGCTCAATCGATGATTGCCGACCTGATGAAAGCCGGCCTGACCCAGAAGGAGATCGAACGCCGATCCGGTGTCGATCAGTCGACGGTTTCCAGCCTACATACAGGGAAACGTGGCAAACGCGTCTCCTACGAAACAGTCAGCAGGCTTCAGCAGGTATGGCGGCAAGTCTGCTGCGATATTGCTCAAGCCAAGGAGGCGTAAATGCTCACCACTCTCTCCGTGGGCTGGGACGGATGAAAACAATCCTGACCATCCTCCACTTTTGGCGATTGCATCGCAAGGAGCAGAGTCGCTAGAAGGCGCGATTTGTTGAAGGTAGCTGTGTAGCGGTTCCGGTTTCATCGTTTCACACAGGGCTCTTCGGAGTCCTTATTTTGCGGTGCGTCGCAACTGGGTAATCAAGTTGGGACGCATCTGGGGTCCGATTGAATTTATCTACGAGAGGTTTTGGTGGAACAGATTGAGATGCGAATGTTTGCGATGTATCAGGAGCCGGCACGCCTGCCTGAATCGCAAATTGAAGCGATGACGTTTGAGGGCACGCTTTCGCTCGCGCTAGAGCTTGGCCTCAAACGTTTTGATCGGAAGACGCTCGCCAAGCAATGCGGGATTCACTACCCCCACTTCGGGGATCTGATAGCCGGTCGTCGACCATTTCCCGCGGTCAAGTTGTCCCGGTTTTGCATGCTGTCTGCCTGCGACTACCCGCGGCAATGGATCGAAATTCAGGATCGGCGCGACCTGGAAAATTACAAGGCCCAGAGCGCCCAGATTGTCGGGGAATACATCCAGAAGGCTATGGGGAAGGCGGCATGAGGGCCTTTTTCTTCTGCTGCTCCCTTGTCTGGATCGGGATGGTGATCGTGTGGACCGTTGGTGAACTTATTGGGGTGATTCGATGAATCTCGAGCTGCACCCGCTCTGCACGCTATTCCCGCGCCTCTCCGGCGCGGAGTTCGAATCGCTCAAAGATGACATCCGAGCTAACGGCCTTCGAAATCCCATCGTTATCCACGAAGGGATGATTCTAGACGGCGGGAATCGCTACCGCGCATGCGCCGAAATTGGTATCACGCCGCAGACGGTCAAGTTCGGCGGAGGCAATCTCGTGTCGTTCGTGCTGTCGGCCAATCTCCATCGTCGTCATCTTTCGCCGGGGCAGCAGGCGGCGATTGTTGCGAGCGCTCAGGATTGGGCTGCGGCACAAACACATGGCGGAGTCCGCTCAAGTGTTCACGAGAACACTTGCCTTGATACGACCGAGCAGAGAGCGGCGCAATCCGGTGCAAGCATCATGACCCAGCGTCGCGCTGATGCCGTCGCTAAGGCCGACCCCGTCCTCGCGAAGAAGGTTGCACACGGCGAGGTCAGCCTCTCGAAAGCAGTCGAGACGGTCGCGCCAAAGCTTGCGCCTAGACCAACTGCCAAACCCAAGACCGGCCCGAAGGCTGAAGCCATGCGCGAAGAGCTTCGCGCTGCCAAAGAACGCCATGTGTCGATGCTGTGTACATATGGACGCCTGACGTTGAGCGCTATCCAGGCGCAAGACGAATTCACCGAAGAAGAGCGTGATTTGCTTTTGCAAATCGCAAGCGCCATTCATCAACTAAACCTTAAAGAGGTTCAAGCATGACGAAGCCTGTATCAGCTTATGAAACGATCACGCCGGCCATCGCTCGTAACTGGCTAGGTCAGAATACTGCAAATCGAAACCTTCGCCGCAATGTCGTCGATGGATACAAATCGATATTTGATCGCGGCGAATACAAGATCACGCATCAGGGTATCGCATTCATCGCGGATGGCACGCTCGTTGATGGCCAGCATCGCTTGACGGCCATATCTGAAATGCCTGATGACTTCTCAGTGGTGATGCTCGTCACGCGTGGTCTCGACGAGGACGCTTATATGGCGATCGATTTGGGACTCAAGCGTACCGCTGCGGATGTGCTTCGTGAGAATTCTCGTGTCGCCGAAGTCTCCCGCTTCCTGGCGGCCCTGGTCGCCAATAACAAGTCTGCGATCACGCCGGCATTCATGCTCCCGTTCGTAGAGTATTTCAGGCCCGCTCATGATGAGTTGATGGACTTCTGCCCCACTGCATCGAAGACATGGAGTAGCGCGCCTGTCCGCGCCGCTGCAATTCTTCAGCTGGTAAATGGAGCGAACCCTGACTATGTCAAAAGCACGTATCGAGCACTGGTATTGATGGACGTGGATGCGATGCCGACAGTTGCGAAAAGCTTGTTCAAATCAGCTTTGACCGGTCACGTGTCCGCGTCTGGTCGTCTCGACATGCTTTGTCGGTGCCTTAAAGCATTCCAGCCGGAAAACCATGGTTTGCGCCAAATCAGAATTAACCAGGACGAAATGGTCGCCGTAGTTCGCAAATTCCTTAACGACAACATCGTTTCGGTCGAACAAAAGAAAACGGCCGCGACGAGCGCGACCGTGAAGAAGTTCAAGCAGCCCAATTATCGCATCGTTGGGCTGTAAATACTAGGGTCCGCCCCATCAAAACGAGCGGGCTATTCGATCAGGATTCCTAAACCCACTGGGTTATTTTTGGGTTATGAGCGACGACACCGAAGACCGGGAACCCATGAAGTACTACAGCAAGCACATAGGCGACTTCGCCACCGCGACGAGGCTCTTGAGTCTCACGGAGCGGGGTGCTTATAACGAGTTGATGGACTACTACTACGCCACTGAGAAGCCGTTGCCGGCCAACTTGGATGCGTTGTGCCGCATTGCCGGCGCATTCTCGGAACAGGAGAGAACCGCTGTGGACAAGGTTTCGCAGCAGTTCTTCGAGGAAGTAGATGGACAACTGTTCCAGGCGAAGATCGAAGATCAGATCCTCGCCTACAACGAAGAAGCCGAAAAAAACAGATTGAATGGGGGCAAGGGGGGGAGACCCCCTAAACCCAGAGAAAACCCACTGGGTAACCCAGAGGAAACCCAAAGGCAAACCGAAAAAAAAGCGAATCCAGTAACCAGTAACCATATATCTAAACCTAACGGTTTAGATAAGGGCAAAAAGGCGCCTGCGGCACCTTTTGTCATTCCGGATTGGGTCCCGACTGATACATGGATTGATTTCGTGACCATGCGCAAGCAGATGCGCAAGCCAATGGGCGAGGCGGCCATCCGTCTGGCAGTGCGAACGTTGGACGACCTGCGAAGCAAGGGCAATGACCCGAAGGCTGTGATTGAGCAATCAATCCTGCGTGGCTGGTCTGGCTTTTTTCCGCTTCGTGGCGACTTCGCGCGACGAGGTAGCAACCAACCCCTACGTAACGACCGGTCAGCGGCAGCAGCAGCCATTTTCGGGGCTTCTAGCGCCCCTAGTGAGGTCATTGATGTCTAAGGCAATCGATGAAGTCCAGGTTAAGCAGATTTTCATGCTGCTTCACGGAATGTACGGAAACAGCGTCCTCGACAAGTACCGCATTGGTCAAGTGGACGAGAAGACGGGCGAGGATGTCGGCATGGCAACGGCTCGGTCGGTTTGGCTGAATGGCCTGCGCGAGTTCGATTCCGGAATGGTCATGAAGGCGATCGGCAAGTGCGCCGAGAAACACAAAACGTTTCCGCCGACGCTGCCTGAGTTCCGCGACCTCTGCAAGTTGTTCCAGCCGACGAAGTGGATTCAACAGCCCTCGGCGCCCCGCCTAGAGATGAGTGAGGCGCTTCGATCGGAACAGGCCGAGCGCACACGTCAGTCGATCGCTCAAATTCGACTCAGGCGTGAAGGCGGGGTTAGCGTCAAACCCGGCGAAGAGGGGATTCCGACGTTGCATGTGTTGATCGCGAAAGCTGTAGGTCTGGCTGGAGGCGATGAAATTCGGACACTGATGCAACTTGATGAGCGACGGGAAAAAGCATGAGCGCACCACTTAGACCACGAATCCTCAAGTTCTTCGCGGACCATCCTGACGGCGCATCCGTCGAGCGGCTTGCGGAATATCTTGGCTCGGACAGCGATTCGACGATCCGCTCACTGCGATCGATGGAGGGCCGCGGCGAGGCAGTAATGATCCGTGACTCCGCCCTGCTCCCGCGAACGGTTTGGTCTCAAGCGAAGACGACGCCGCCGATTTTCAGGGCCGTCGAAACGCTCGAGGCGATGCAGAGCGCGGCGAGGTGCGCATGAGCACGGACCAGTTGAAAGACGTACTCGACGAAATCGCGCCGTGGTCACTCGAAGAGCTAAGGGCCTTCATCGCGAACCTCGCGATTCACAGCACAGAGGATGCCGAACAGGTGAAGGCTGGATTGCTGGCCATCTGGGAACACAGGAAACGGTAAGGGGTGATGGGATGAGTGGAAGAACTGAAATGGGACTGAATAGTATAACTAAGTGGCTTGACCAATGCCACTTTGGCGATTGCCGCGACACGATGCGCGCGATGATCGCTGATGGCGTGAAGGTGCAGACGATCGTCACGTCGCCGCCGTATTGGGGTGGACTTCGAGACTACGGGCACGAAGCACAACTCGGGCTTGAGCGTGATCCGGCCGAGTACGTGCGCGTTCTGGTAGAGACGTTCCGACTTGCTCGAGATCTGCTCGCCGAAGACGGCACGTTCTGGCTGAATGTTGGCGATGTCTACGCCGCAAGCGGAAAAGGAGGCGGCGGTAATCGCGGTGATCGTGCCGCATGGTCGACGATCAAGGAGCGCAAAGGATTTCGCATGCCTCCCGCTGGATACAAGATGAAAGACCTCACGCTGGTTGCATTCCAGCTCGCTGACGGACTGCGCCGCGACGGTTGGTATCTGCGGCAGACAGTTATCTGGAAAAAGCCTGCAGCCGTCGAACCGATGCGTCTGGACCGCCCCGCCACCAGTCACGAATACCTGTTCCTGTTCTCAAAGTCGGAGATGTACCGCGCACATAACCCCGGTCACAAATGGTGGGGCCACTCCGTGTGGGAGATCGGCTCAGATAGCGATGGCAGTCACCCGGCAGCGATGCCTAGCGAACTTCCGGAGCGCTGCATCCTCGCAACAACAGAACACAGCCATATCGTCTTTGACCCTTTCCTTGGTAGCGGCACCGTCGCAGCATCAGCCCAAAAGTTAGATCGCAGTTGGATTGGCTGCGAGTTGAATGAGAAGTATGAGCCGCTACAGCGCGACCGCCTGCGCCAGCCCGGTTTGCAACTGGAGGTGGCGTGATGCTCACAACCAAACACAAAAATCGCCGCGACCGCAACAAAGACCCGCGTCACCTGTTCTCAGGCATCAACCGCCTGATGGCTGCGAAGGTTTCGAAACAGGAAGTGGTCGAAGGCGACGTCGACGAAATGGAATTGCCCGTCCTCGCGGCTATCGAGTGCATCGCCAAGGGCCATGGAAATGTTTCGCACTGGAACGAGATAGCGCACGCGATCAATCAGTCATGGGTGTTGTGCACCGAGGGCGGCGTTGGCGAAGAGGCTAAGCCGTATCTGCTGGTCGCGCAGGATGCGATGAAACGCGTGGCAAAGCGATACCACGATACCGGTCGCTTTGGATTCGATGAGCTCGGACTGGAAGCGGTCCGACGCGTGGTCGAGATCTGGTCGACGCAACTGACGATGTGCACGCTGGGCGAAGTGCATGCGGCCAGCGAGGTAGCGGACAAACATTTTTGGAAAACGCCGGAGACAGCGTGAAAAACGATTGGCTCACCACGGAAATAGCCTTGTTGCGGGAGCGCTATGCAACCGCTCCATCGTGCGCCGAGCTCATGGCGCTCTTTCCACGACACACGCCTGCATCCGTGCGCCGAACGGCTCGCCTTGAGGGGTTGTCGCGGCCGCTATCAGGTGTCGTTAAGTTGAGGCCAGGCCTGGATCGCGTACTCAACCTTCTCGAGCGCGAAGGTCCGATGACATCGCGTGAGATCGGCGAGCGTTTAGGAATCCAGTATCGGGCTGTGGAAAACATTCGGCAAACGTACCGCACGGAGTTTCGCATTGCTGGATGGGAGCCGCCTCCCAATGGCGGCAAGTGGGCGCCCAAATTGGCGCCGGCAAACGGGCTTCTGGATGCACCGAAGCCGTTTGCACGAAAGAAAACAAAGATCGGCCGAAAGATGGCTAATCCGTTTGCTATCGCCGCCGGCGTATCACCCGTCCCGACCGCGCCAAAGGGCCGCGTCTACATCCACCTGACCGATTCACCCGAAGAAGAAATGGAGGCGGCATGAGAACCGATCTGAAAGAGACGACCCAACTCGTTATAGGCCTTACGTATCGCCAGATGCTCGATTGGATGGCCGAAGACGGCGTGTTCTGCTCGCCGGATAAATACGCACGCCGGCTTCAAGAGGCGCAGCGTCTGGCTCTGGCGGCACGGAACGAAGCTAACGAGAAGGAGAAAGCATGAGCCAATCGCGCAAAGGATCGATTGCAGAGGCGATCACCAACACCTGCATCGGTTTCGGAATCAACTACACCGCGAACCTGCTGATCTTCCCGCTTTTCGGTATGCACATCAGCCTGGCGAATAACTTTCTGATGGGGATTATCTACACCGGGATTTCCATCGCGCGTTCATATGTGCTCAGAAGAGTTTTCAACGGCTTTACGGCGAGGAAGGCATGACGAACAAACCGACGAACCCCAAAGACAGCATCGGAATTCGAAAAGCGCCGATGTCAACCGTCTCCGCTGCCGTGATGGCCGAGATCGGCGTTGCGATGCTCGAAGGCGCGGCGAAGTATGGCCGGCACAACTATCGCGCCGTTGGTGTGCGTGCCTCGGTCTACTACGACGCGACACTTCGCCACCTGTTCTCATGGTGGGAAGGCGAAGACGTCGATCCCGACTCGGGTATGTCGCACATCACTAAGGCGATTACGTCGCTTGTCGTGCTGCGTGACGCGATGATCCAAAGCAAGGTTGAGGATGACCGAGCGCCATCATCGAAGGCGTTCTATCCGGCGCTCAACTCTGCCGCTGGCTCGATCCTTGATCGCCACGCCGACAAATCACCGAAGCACTATACGATCGAAGACGAGTGCCGCAGCAGCTATTGCGAATGCGAGCCGGGCAAGTGCAGCTCGGGCCGCATCGACAAGCGGGCCGACCATGTCGCCGCCATGACCGAACACGCCGCACGCGAGGAAGACGCGAGGCTGATCGCTGAGAGCAACAGGGAGGCTGCATGACTTTCGTAAAACATTTCGAACGCAACACCTCTGGCCGCGATTTCGCGGTCGGTGACATCCATGGTTGTTTCAAGCTGCTCCGTACCGATCTCGACAATATGGGCTTCGATCCGTCGCGCGATCGTCTCTTTAGCGTAGGCGATCTGGTCGACCGCGGGCCGGATTCCGAACTCGCGCTGGAATGGATTGACGAGCCGTGGTTTCACGCCGTGCGCGGCAACCACGAAGACATGGCTATTCGCTATCCCAGCGGAAACATGGATGCGGCGAACTACGCAGCCAATGGCGGCGCTTGGAATGTCGGCAATCCGCGTCACCTGCAACTCGCCTTCTCGTGCGCCTTTGATGCTTTGCCCGTAGCCATTGAGGTGGAGACCGAGGGCGGCTTGATCGGCATCCTGCATGCGGATTGCCCTTTCCCGACGTGGCGTGATTTCACAGTCTCGCTCGACGACGCGAACATGTCGAACAAGATGCGCAAGGCCGTGTTTGAGGCGGCGCTGTGGTCGCGCGAGCGTATTCAAGATGAAGACGTCAGTGGCGTACCGGATCTGCGCGCACTCATCGTCGGCCACACTCCTCTCAAGAGCCCAGCCGTGCTCGGCAATGTGCACTACATCGACACGGGCGCGGTATTCCGTGGCGGGTACTTTACGTTCATCAACCTAGCCACGCTGGAGACGGTTCCGGCGATGCAGAAGAAGCTCGAATGGGAGGCAGCGTGAGCGCCGCCCTCTACCGCGAATTCACATTGCGTAATGGCGGCGTCTGGAATGCCGTCGTCGCCTTCATCAAAGCCAACGCGCCGGTCTTTGCCGACAAGGGTGAGCCGTTGCGCCTGATCGTGACGGCTGAAGAGCGGCAGCGCAACGCCCAGCAGAACAAATTCTACTGGGGCGCCGTGCTCAAGCAGATCAGCGAAGCCGCATGGGTCGATGGGAAGCAGTACGACAAAGACACCTGGCACGAGTTCTTCGCGCGCCGTTTCGGGATTCTCGACGAACTCACCCTGCCCGATGGTGAGATTATCACACGCCGTAAGTCAACGACGCTGATGAGCGTGGGGGAGTTTTCGGCTTATCTGGATGCCGTGCAGAACTACGCCGGGGAAACATTGGGGGTGGAGTTCGATGCTTAAAGGCGCCCTGATTTTCTTCTCGGCATGGACGCTGGCGTACATGACAGTCCAGGCCGAATGCACATACATGGGCTCATTCCTTGTTGGGACGCACGTCTTTGATTGCGAGGTGCGGAAATGGTAGGCGTCCTTATGACCATCAATATGGTGGCGCTGGTTATCTTCCTGTCGTGCCAGGGAATCGAAATTGGCAGCCCGCCCTATTGGATTGTGATGTTGCTCGTCACGGTTCACGGAGTGATATGTGCATGGAGTCGCAAGTGATCCGCACCTCCATCAAGCCGAAGGCCCTGAAGCCGCGCAAATGCCGCATGTGCTCAAACGTCTTTATTCCGTTTCGCAGTACGACCACGGTTTGCTCGCCAAAGTGTGCCGAGGCTTGGTCCAACAAGCTCAAGGCACAGAAAGCCGCTCGGGCGAAGCGTGAGGAGCGGAAGTCACTCGCCGAACGCAAAGCCAAACTCAAGACGCGCCGAGAGTGGATTGCCGAGTGCCAGGCGATCGTTAATAAGGTGGCGCGGCTGCGGGATCAACTGGCTGACCGCGGCTGCATTTCGTGCGGCTCCTACCCCACCGAGAGGTTCGGCGGTGGAATGGACGCCGGCCATTTTAGAAGCGTCGGAAGCGCTGCGCACATGCGTTTCTTCCTCCCCAATATTTCTGCGCAATGTAAGAAATGTAATCGAGACCTTGGGGGTTCGCATACGAACTATCGCAAGGGCCTGATAGAGCGCATCGGAATCAATCGCGTTGAGGAAATCGAGTCGATGCAGTGGACAGCCAAGTGGGATATCGATTACCTCAAGCGGCTTAAGAAGGTGATGAACAAAAAGGCTCGCCGGTTGGAGCGGCGGATTGAACAACGGAAAGAATTGGAGGCAGCATGAATCTGAGAGAGTATTTGATGAGAAAGTACGGCCCGAAGAATAAGGCGCTCTCCACCATTGAAGCGCGCGCATTCGGGGTTCCCTACCCGCTACAGGCCGGATGGCTAGACGAGTACGGACATTTACCCCTTACCAAAGAGAGGGCGCGCCGCATCCTGGAGTCGTTCACATCGTCAACCAAGAGAGGTGGCACTCATTCTCACAAAGAGTCCGCGACCGCTGTACTGATGGCTGTAATTGACGGCGTGCCTGCATCGGACATGAGAAACCTTGTGCCGGCCGGCATGAAGTCGAATCTATATCCGAATAGTGACCCCGTGTTTGTAGCGATGATGTTGCTTGAAATGGCCGCTGGCGATTTGCAGCCCAGCGAAGATTCCAAGTCTCGCTGCATTTACGCGGCTCACTCGTACCTGCACTTGTTGAAATACGGTAGCCATTCATGGGACGAGGCAAAACAATTTGTCACGGAAGTTCTCATCGCTTCCCGTGCGAAGGAGGCCGCATGACCAACCCAACACGCTACGGCACAAGCTGCGCCCCTCGCGAGGATGGTGTATTCGTTCACTTTACGGAGTATGAGAAGGTGGTCCGCGAACTTGAGGAACTCCGCCTGAATGAGCGCTCCGATGCGCCGCGCCGGGCGGTTCAATTCACTCTCGATCTTCAAGCCGACAGTATCGAGGCGTTGTCGTCTGCTCTATACAACCTCTCAAATCAGATCGCTGCACGCGATATGAGCCGCGTCTGCATCAGCGGAGGATATGACTCAGGCTACACATTCCGCCTCGAAGTCAGTGAAGGCCCGACGCATGATGAGTATGTGAAGCAACTGAATGCATGGATTGAAGCGCGCGACAAGGAGAAAGCATGATCAACCTCGGCGTTCTACTCGTCGGCTTCATTCTCGGAGTCTTCGCCCTCGGCCTACTCCTATTTCTCGTTGTGCTGCATAAGCCGCGGGTCTCGGCGCCTACGTTGCGGAGGAAGCGGGATAAGCCGGTGTTGGAACGTGATCTTCTCGTCGAGCTATTTGATGAGCTTAACCGGAAACGTCCGTCGTCAGAACCGATGTACATGTACGGTGTTACTGGAGAGGAACGATGAAGCGCCTTCTGGTCACAAAAAAACTTTTCGGACTATTCCCGTATCGAGTCATGCGCCCTCTTCCGCATATCTACAAGAACCCGAAAGGTCTTTGGATCTGCGCAGCTGATGGCACGTCTACTGGGTTTGGATGGACTCCGGAGGAAGCATGGAATGACTGGGCAAATTGGGCGCTTGTTTGATCTCAAGGTACAGGGTTGACAGCTCACCCCAATTGGTACATGTAGTATTTTTACTGTAAAATAGCACTACTAATTGTGGTTCTGTGATAACGAATTTATTCAAGTGCGCGGGGTTCAACATGAGTGCTGCAAACTGGGTGGATCATGAGCTGCGTAACTGGGCGCGATGGGCGAATTCCGGACCTTCCCCGCACCCGCGTCTGCCGGGTAGTTTCCTCGGCACCTGGGTTATATCGGAGCTTCACGTGGATAGCGCAGCAGACGATCGCCCCGCGCCGATCCACGAAGAAAACGCGATGCGGGTGCAGAGAGTGTTCGACGTCGCAATTCGAATTGAGCGGAAGGTTCTCCAGGCTGAATACTTGTCACCGTGGCAATACTCGCGGCACAGTGGCGGCGTTGCTGCTGCGGCCCGAAAACTGGAGCTGACGACGCCCGCTTACGAGACGATTCTCGCGAGCGTCAAGCGTCGCGTCGAGAGGGCCTTTCAATGAAGTATGCCGCGGAGACCATGAGCCTCCTCGCCTCCTACCCGGGCAGACAGTTCCGTATGCGCCAGATCGTATATTCGATCGTAGGGCGAAAAGCCGACGAGCGCGAGAAGAAGCAGGTCCGCATGGGTGTGTGGCGTGTACTCAAAATGCTTGAGGAATCCGGGCATATCGTGGTTGAAGCGCAGGAGGGTCGAGGCGCATCAGCACTATATGCCTGGAAGGCTTCAGAGCCCGAGGCAAAAGTGTTACACGAAGAACTTGCGAACTACTACTGAAGGTATAACATTCACCCAAGCCAAGTTGCGTCCACGCGCAACGCACACACAAGCCACCCTTTTCGGTGGCTTTTTCATTTCTGGTTTCAATGCGCTCGACCGCTCTTCCCTCGCATCAGTACGGCGATCCCTGTCGTGTACTTGAAGAGAAGCAAGCCCGAGAAGCCAATGAACAGAAGCGCGCCGAAAAGCGCCGCACGCTGACTGTCCGCAAGGAGTGGTCGGAAGCGCGCAAGGCTGCCGAAGCCCTTTTCACCCTGCCGCAGCCCATTCGAGAGCTGTAACCCGCCCGCAGACGCGCAACGTGTCTCTTGCCGGTTCGCCGGCCAGAATTTGAGCAAGCAATGAACATTCAGGAACTGATCGACAGTCTGGAGCGTGACATCGAGCGCATGCGCGCTATTGATCCGGCGCTCAGGGCTTCGATGATCGCGCGGTTGGACCAACTTCGGGCGCTCACAAAGTGAACGAGATCCTGGAAGTTCTAGCGTTTGGTCCGCTACTCGCGCTCAACTGGCATTTGGCTTGCGCGAAAGTATTGACCACCTGGTGCGACATGCTTCTGGGTGAATGATCCCCTGCTTCCGCCGCCAATGCAGGTCGGCTGCACAGAGTTAGACGGGCGACGGAAGCGCCTATTTGTATCTCAAGGGTGTCACGAGTCAGATTAATCGCTGAGCTTGTGGCCCGAGAGCATCCTGATTCAATCGCTGAGACTGCCCTAACGGGTCAAACGCACCACTAAAGGTGGACGGGTTGCAGCGATTCAATGAGGGTGAAAAGCGGATAGCGTCGCCCGGGTCGGATTGAGTTTCGGCAAGGCGCCCCCCCTCAACGAGCAGGCCGGTTCGATCCCGGCTCGCTGGCCGAGATCTGGTGAAGGACACGGTTCGAATCCGTGACGGGCATGTGACAGAGATTCATTGCCTAAGACAGTGCTCCAGTGGGTGTGGAGAGGCCTGACGGCTCGGAAAGACGAGCACTTTCACGCATGGCGGCTCCGCGTATGCCAGTACGCGTCGCTGGCGCGAGCCCACCTTACAGGGTTGAGCAGCCAGTCGTGAAGGTGAATGTCGTTGGCCGCGCGCGTCGATAGACGGGTAAGCGCCCATGCGGGCCGACGACTAGTAGCTTTCTTCGCTCTCATAGCTCAGCAGGCAGAGCAGCGCTTTTGTAAAGCGCAGGTCGCAGGTTCGAATCCGTGCTGAGGGCACCAGTTTTCTCCTCGCCAACTCCCCCTGTTGGTCTGCTCTCCCGAAAGGTTGAGGGCTTTTCTATTGATGGTGCGCCGATGGCATCGCGAAAGAAATCCGAAGCTGTCGATCGCACAGAGATTTGCAAGGAATGCAGGTTCGCGCATTTCGACCGTGCCGAAGGTCTCCGCTGCCGCCGCTATCCTCCGGTCTACGTCTATGACGTGTCGACTGGAATTACGGGCGTCGCGTGGCCTGAGGTTGACAGCGATCATTACTGTGGCGAGTTTAAAGCCACACTCGCCTCATAAAAGTGGCGCAATCAGCCAATTCAGACCGAAAGCGCCTCATATAGGCGGCGCAAATAGATAAGGGGAAGCCGTGGCCACTACGCGACAGTACGACGAACGATTAAAAGAGTTTGCCGGCGCGCGCGAGGCCGAATTGCTTAAGGCAGTCATTGAGCACGGCTCGCCGAGTGCGGCCGGCAAAGCGTTGGGACTGCATCACAGCTCGATTATTCGGACGCTGGATAGTCTTGAGCTGCGGGCGGCGAAGATGGGATTCAGCCCGCGCCACGATATGACTAAGACCGTCCCTGACGGCTTTGTGGTCAAAGGCGTGTCGACCTACTACGACGACGAGGGAAAGCCTCGCGGGCAGTGGGTGAAGTCGGCCGTGAATGCTGAGCGCCAGGCGGAGATATTCCGTGAAGCGTGCGCCGCGATGGCTGAGACGCTGCCGCGCGTTAAGCCTGCGCCGCTTCCAGCGGGCACAAGCGACGCGCTGTGCAATTTGTACACTTTCACGGACTACCATTTGGGCATGCTGGCCTGGGGCAAGGAGACCGGAGCGGACTGGGACCTAAAGATCGCTGAACGCACGCTGGTTTCCGCATTCGCGCACATGATCGATGCCGCTCCGAAGGCGAGCACCGCATTCATTGCCCAGCTCGGCGATTTCCTGCATAGCGATGGCAGTGGCGGCATGTTGCCGGTGACGCCTCTTCACTCGAACATTCTTGACCAGGACGGGCGATATTCGAAAATCGTCGGCGTGGCCATCCGGGTGTTGCGCAGGATCGTTGACTTCGCGCTGGAGCGGCACCAGAAGGTTGTCGTGCTGATGGCTGAAGGCAATCACGACTTGTCGTCGTCGGTTTGGCTTCGTGCCATGTTCCGCGCGCTGTATGAAAACGAGCCCCGTGTGACAGTGATCGATTCGGAGTCGCCCTATTACGCATGGCAGCACGGCACGAACATGCTCGGCTTCCACCATGGGCACCTGACGCGCAAAGAAAGCATGCCGCTTCTGTTTGCGTCGAAGTTCCCGGCCATGTGGGGCGCTACGACCAAGCGTGTGATTCACACCGGCCACCAGCACCACAAAGACGAGAAAGAGCATAACGGCGTGACGGTCGTGCAGCATCGCACTCTTGCGGCAAACGACGCCCACTCCGCGCGGCACGGCTACGTCTCCGAGCGATCGGCTCAGGCGATCACGTATCACGCCCAGTATGGCGAAGTGGCACGCAACACGGTGGTACCGGAGATGTTCGAGGCAGCGTAAGAGAACACCATGGGACGCAAGTCAAAACTCACCGAAGAACAGTGGGCACGTATCAAGGAGCGCCTGCTGGAAGGTGAATCGGGGCGCGCCCTCGCTGAAGAGTTCGGCGTCTCCGAGACGGCGATCAGAAAGAAAGTAAGTTCGCAGGTTTCGGAAATAAAAAGCGTTGCAAATCAAATAGCTACTGCGCAGACCGCACTTTCGAAACTGCCGATTAGTTCGCAGATAAGTGCGCAAAGTTTGGCTCAGCGGCTGATGTCGATCAGCAGTCACCTGGCCAGTGCAGCCGACTACGGCGCAGCCACGGCCCACCGTCTTGCCGGCATCGCTCACATGAAGGTTGCCGAGATTGACGACAGCGCGCCCCTCACTGAGGAGAGCGTGCAAACCCTCAAGGGCGTGGCGGTCCTTTCCCGTATGGCGAACGAAGCGAGCGAGATCGGCGTGAACCTCCTGAAGGCGAACAAAGACAAGGCGCTCGACGAGCCAGAAAAGCCGACAATGACGCTCGATGACTTCTATGGGGGCTCCAAGCCTTAACCCTGTCCTCCGTGACTTCTGGATGACGCCGGCACGCAATCGCGTGCTCTATGGCGGCCGGTCGAGCTCCAAGTCATGGGATGCGGCAGGCTTCGCGATCTTCCTCGCGCAGCAGATGAAACTGAAGTTTCTCTGCACACGCCAGTTCCAGAACAGGATCGAGGATTCGGTCTATAGCCTGTTGAAGATCCAGATCGAGCGGTTCGGGCTGCGTTCGAAGTTCCGCATCCTCGACAACAAGATCATCTGCACGGCGACGGGCAGCGAGTTTGTCTTCTACGGATTGTGGCGCCAGATCGACGAAGTGAAGTCGATCGAAAGCATCGACATCCACTGGTCGGAGGAAGCCCATCTGCTGACCGAGGCGCAATGGAAGGTTCTCGAGCCGACCATCCGCAAGCAGGGTTCGCAGCACTGGTTGATCTTCAATCCGCGTCTCGCAACGGACTTTGTCTACAAGCGGTTCGTGCTGAATCCGCCGCCCCGGACGGTCAAGCGGTTGATCAACTACGACGAGAATCCGTTCCTGTCAGACACGATGCGGCAGGTGATCGAGGCCGCAAAAGAAGAGGACGAAGACGAGTTCGCGCATATCTACCTTGGCCAGCCCAAGGATGACGACGACGACGCGATCATCAAGCGCTCGTGGATCATGGCTGCGGTGGATGCGCATAAGACGCTTGGCTTCGAGCCGTCCGGCAGCAAGCGGATTGGATTCGACGTCGCCGACAGCGGCAACGACAAATGCGCCAACGTCTTCGCGCATGGCTCCGTGGTTCTGTGGGCTGACGAGTGGAAGGCTGGCGAAGACGAGTTGCTGAAATCGTGCAGCCGCACTTACGCAGCCGCCAAAGAGCGTGACGCCCAGATTCATTACGACTCGATTGGTGTCGGCGCATCTGCCGGCGCGAAGTTCAAGGAAGTCAACGAGTCATCGACTGATCGCTTTCCCGTCCGATACGAGAAGTTCAACGCGGGCGGCGCCGTGTGGGAGCCAGAGCGCGAATATCAGCCGAAGGTCAAGAATAAGGACATGTTCTCGAACATCAAGGCGCAAGCGTGGTGGATGCTGGCCGATCGATTCCGCAATACCTTCAATGCCGTCCGTCGCGGCGAGAAATTCCCCGATGACCAGCTAATCAGCATCTCTGCTGAATGCCCTCATCTCGAACGCCTGATCGATGAACTATCGACGCCTAAGCGCGATTACGACCAGAACGGGCGCGTGAAGGTGGAAAGCAAGAAAGACCTCGCCAAGCGTGAGGTAGCGTCGCCTAACCTCGCAGATGCATTTGTTATGTGCTACGCGCCAGGCGGAAATAATCTCGACATTTGGGCGCGGCTGGCGGGATAAAACCGCTCAAAGGCCTCGTGCCGCAAAAAAGGAAATTCCTCTAGCATGGCAAAGTCACGTCGAACCCAGCAGGCAGGCGTGACAGTAGCGCGTACCAACGATTCTTTTGTCAATGCCACCGCAAACCTGGGGTGGGGAACAAACAATCAGTCATCGGCCTCGCAGTATGCGCTGTCGTATCAAAGCCGGAACCGCATCAACCTTGAGGCCGCTTATCGTGGCTCGTGGGTGGTGCGCGCGGCTGTTGACGCGATGCCGGAAGACATGACCCGGTGCGGTATTGAAATGTCCGGGCTTGAGCCTGAAGACATTTCGCTGATCGAGCGGGACATGATGCGTCTCGCGATCTGGGACGCGCTGTGTGACGACGGCAAGTGGGCGAACCTGTACGGTGGATGCCTGGCCGTCATGCTGATCGATGGGCAGGATTTCGCTACTCCGCTGCGTGTCGAGTCGATCGGTAAGGACCAGTTCAAAGGGCTTCTGATTCTTGATCGTTGGATGGTGTCACCGCCCGTTGGTGAAGTGGTGAAAGAATTCGGCCCCGACATGGGCAAGCCGGTCTATTACAACGTCATCGCCGACTACGCCGCGATCCCGAAGGCCAAGATTCACTACTCGCGCGTGATTCGTCTGGATGGAATGGATTTGCCGTTCTACCAGCGCGTCTCTGAGAACGGCTGGGGATTGTCGGTGCTTGAGCCGATGTGGGATCGCCTAATTGCATTCGACAGTGCATCTGTCGGTGCTGGCCAGTTGATCTACAAAGCCCACCTTCGCACCATGACGATCGAAGGGCTGCGCGACATTATTGCAATGGGCGGCCCTGCCCTTGCCGGCCTGAAGGCTCAGATGGAATTTACGAGGTTTGCGCAGACGAACGAAGGTATGACGCTGGTCGATGCCAAAGATAAGTTTGAGGCGCATACGTACGCGTTTTCCGGCCTATCCGACATGCTCACGCAGTTCGCACAACAGCTTTGCGGCGCGCTCAGCATGCCATTCACTCGCCTGTTTGGGCAGTCTCCCACCGGTCTTAACGCGACCGGCGAAGGGGAAATGAAGCAATGGCATGAGAAGGTCAAGCAGAACCAGGAGCGGCGACTACGCAATCCGCTGCATCGCTTGCTGTCCGTGATGTCGATGTCCACGCTCGGTAAGCCCCTGCCCGACGACTTCTCATTCGAGTTCCGCAATCTTCAGGAAATGTCGGAGAAGGAAAAGTCGGAAATCGCGAAATCGACCGTCGACGCCGTCACGGCGGCAGTCGATGCGAACCTGTTGACGGTGAGCGGCGGCATGAAGGAGCTGAAAGCGTCGGCCCCGGTGACCGGCATGTTCGGGAACATATCTGACGACGACATCGCCGAAGCCGAAGAGCAGGAAAAGAATGCTCCGCCACCCGGCGAGATGGACTTGCCTGATGTTTCAAAGCTGACCGGTGATTCTGGCAGCGCGTTGGACTGGCTTAAGCGGTTTCGGAGGAAGTGATGGGACATCGGTGTATCAACTATCCGCGGCCTCCGACTCGTCCCGTCAATCCATTCGTCCAGTATGCGGGTGACTTCGAAGAGGCTGCCGCTCGAATGCGCCGCGCGATGAACAAGGACCAGGCAATTGATTGTTTACGTTCCATTCGCCACTTTCTTCAGATAGCCGAAGAAGCGATTAAATGACGCTCACTCTTGACCGCAAGCGAGCCCGCAACCCGGTCAAGACGGGCCGCATCGAGCAGCGTTACGCCCTGCAACTACGCAAGGTCGCCGAACAGGTTGGCTCGATCGTCGCACCTTTCACGCCGGGCGATATGTCCGCGGTTCCGACGATCGAGCATCTGCTGAATGCCTACGCCGACATGCTCAAGGGCTGGGCGACGCAGACGGCAAGCAACATGCTGATGGACGTCGCGCTGCGCGATGAGCAGGCATGGCAGACGATGGCCAAGGATCTTTCACGCGGCCTTCGCGAAGAAATCCGCAACGCGCCGACCGGCCGCGTGATGCAGCAATTGCTCGCTGAGCAGGTTGACATGATCCAGAGCATTCCGAGGGAAGCGGCGCAGCGGGTGCATCGGTTGGCGCTGGCTGGGCTAGAGGATTCCACTCGCTTCACGGAGATCGCCAAGGAGATTCGGCGAACAGAAGAGGTGACAGTTTCTCGTTCGATTTTGATCGCACGCACGGAGACCGCTCGTACAGCCTCAGTGTTGACGCAGGCGCGGGCTGAGCATATCGGTTGCACTCATGCCATCTGGCATACGAGCCACGACGGAGCGGTGAGAAAGTCGCACCGCGAGATGGACGGGAAGATATTCGCGCTGGATAAGCCGCCGCGTCTGTCAGACGGGACCGAGACTTTCCCAGGGCAGATTTTCAACTGTCGATGTTGGATGGAGCCCATCCTAAGTGACTGACCCATGCTCATCGAGCTCGCAGTAATCGCCATTGCGGCCTTCATAGGCCATCGGCTTGGCCGGCGCAACGTTGTCATTGTGCTGCATGACATCGAAGTCGAAGCGCCGGCGCGAAAGCAGGCCGAATACCTTCTGGATCTGGCCATTCGGCTGAAGAAGTCCGATTAATCGCGCGACTTCATGACTCTCCCCCAACCCGCCCCGAGCGGGTTTTTTCATGCCTAAGGCAGGCTAAATGGCCCTCCCCGATTTCATCTTTACCGGCGAAGCGGTGCTTTCCGCTAACGGTACGTCGCAATACGTTGCCGTTCCGGCAACCGGTACGCCAACGCAAGTCATCCTGACCAATCTGGGACCAGCTGTCGCCTACGTTGGATACGGCACGACGGTTACGGTCGCAACCGGTCATCCCCTTGTGCAGAACGTCCCCGTCGTCATGAATCTGAACTCGGCGACGAACATCGCTGCGATCACCACGGGCGATCCTGCGCAGATTCGAATCACCGCCGGGAAGTGACATGACGTGCCATTGCGATTCATGCAAGACGAAGCGCACGAATGACGCGATCACTGTGTCGGGATTCTTTGCCGTCGAGCAGCTCGGCCCCAAGCAGTCGTATACGCCAGAAGGCTACCTGCTCTGTGAAGAAGTGCCCATTGCGCGGACTGGCGTCCAGGACTACGCCGAGATGGAGCTGGAAGGCATCGAGGCCAAGGATGGCGTGATCGAGGTTGAGCGCAACGAAGATGAGGTCTTTGCGCCAGACACGATCGCCAGCTTTCTCGGGAAGCCTGTCACGCTCAACCATCCCAGTGATCCGGTAACGCCGGATACATGGTCATACCTCGCCAAGGGTACAACGCACAACATTCGCCGCGGCGAGGGCGATCAGAGCAACCTGCTCATCGCTGATCTGTTGATCACCGATAAAGGGGCGATCAACGAAATCCGCAACAACGGACTCAAGGAAATCTCATGCGGCTATGACGCCGGATACGAGCAAATCGCGCCTGGGCGGGCGCGGCAAACGTCCATTGTGGGCAACCATGTGGCGCTTGTGAAGAACGCCCGCTGTGGCCCTGTATGTTCAGTACAGGATTCGAAAGAGCTTATGGGAGAACCCCTGATGGCGAGCAAGAAAGGCGCATCCTTTGCGGACAAAATGCGCAAGCTGTTCATGACGCGCGACTCGGAAGGTTTCGAGAAGGCGCTGGAAGAAGTGAAAGATGAAGACGGCTCGGTTGAAAACGTGCCCGCGATCCACATCCACATGCCGGGCACCGAAAAGGCCAACGCATCGGAAGACACCAAGGACGACGAAGGCGAAGCCGATCCGATGGCTAAGGTAATGACCGCCCTCGACGGTATCGCACAAGGCATGGCGGCGCTCGGCGAGCGCGTGTCGAAACTCGAATCTGGCTCGACCAACGACGCGGACGAAGAGAAGAAGGACGAAACCAAGGATGACGGCGAGGAAGTTGATCCCGATGCCGACAAGACCATGGATTCGGACGAGTCAGAAGAAAAGAAGGGCGACGACGAGAAGAAGTCGACCAGCGATTCCACCTCGTTCCGCGACGAATTCCAGGACGCCAAGGCGCGCGCCGAAATCCTCGCTCCAGGCGTGAAGCTGCCGACCTTCGATGCGAAGGCAGCGGTAAAGCAGACGGCTGATGCGCTTTGTGTTCTGCGCCGGCGCGCTCTCCGCGCTGCGCTGACCAACGACAACGGTGACCTTGTACGCATGATCACGGGCGACGCCGATGTCTCGAAGATGGATTGCGCCGCCGCAAAGATGGCGTTCCATGCTGCATCGGAGCTCGTGAAGCAGAAGAACAAGACCGCGAAGACGTCGACTGCCGACTCGCAAACACCGGCCAAGAAAGACCTCAACCAGATCCACGCCGATTTTTGGGCGAAACGTAAGTAAGGAGCCGACATGCCCTCGTTGCAAGCTTATACTTTCCGCATGCCGGCTGGTTTCGCCGGCGACCTTCAGCGCGCCGAAGTCGCGACAATCGAAACGCAGCAGATCGATTCGTCGGCACCCCCGACCGTGTTCGGCGTGGCCGTCAAGCTCGTATCGGGCAAGGTACAGCCGATCAATAACTCGGCCGACACCGCAGCATCGGTCTATGGCATCAATCTGCGCCCCTACCCGATCCAGACGAACGGCACTGACGCACTCGGCACGTCTACCCCGCCGACCTCTGGCGTGACGGATGTCCTCAAGCGCGGCTACGTGAACGTCGCGTTGGGTGGGGTCGCAGCGGCAGCAAAGGGTGGCACGGTGTATGTGCGCGTCGCTAACCCGGCTTCTGGCAAGCCGTTGGGCGGCTTCGAGGCCGCATCGGATACGACCAACACGATCGCCCTTCCGTCGAATACGTACTTTACTGGCCCCGCAGACGCATACGGGGTCACTGAAATCGCATTCAACATCTGATCCCCGGCGCATAACAACGCCCCATAGACCCCGCCTCGGCGGGGTTTCTCGTTTCTGGAGCAAACACTCAATGGACATGTCTGTTCAAAAATTCCTCAAGCGCCGGGAAATCGCTGAAGCGTCGCGGGAAGCAATCCGCCACTTCACGGCTGACCAGCAATACACCTACGACCAGGCAACGGTCGACTCGACCGGCGTTTTCCTCGTCGGTCAGCTGGAACGCCTGGATCAGACGCTCAACGAGCCGCTGGTCGAGTTCACCTGGTCGCGCGACGTCGAAATCCGCACCGACGTCTCGCCGGCTGACGAGATCGCCTCGTGGACGAACTCGGCGTTCGCCATGTCGGGTGGCATCAATCCGGGCGGCCTGAACTGGATCTCGAACGAAGGCAATGCGATCGCCGGTCCGTCGCTGGACATCGGCAAGACGCCGCAACCGATGCGCCTGTGGGGTGCTGAGGTCAAGTACACGGTGCCCGAACTGGTGAAGGCGCAAGCCCTCGGCCAGCCGGTCGACGCGCAGAAGGTTGAAGGTATGAACCTGAAGCGCAACATGGACCTCGACAACATCATCTACTTCGGTGATACGTCTCTGGGCTTCACGGGTCTCGTCAACTCGAACAGCGCGGTCGGCAGCTATCAGAACGTCGCCAACGGCGCCGCAAGCACGCCGCAATGGACCACCAAGACGGCCCTTGAAATCCTCAAGGACGTCAACGAAATCCTGACGAGCGCATGGGCGGCTTCGGGCTGGAAGGTGCTCCCGAATCGTCTGCTGCTCCCGCCGGCGCAACTCGGCTATATCGGCAGCCAGCCGGTCAACACGGCAGCACAGGACACGATCCTCGCGTACATCCTGAAGAACAACATCTGTGCGCAGATGGGCCAGCCGCTGGACATTCTGCCTCTCAAGTGGCTGATCGGGGCAGGCGTCGGTGGTACACCGGGGCAACTCGGTACGGTTGACCGTATGGTCGCGTACAACAAGGACAAGAAGTATGTCCAGTACCCGATGACGGAACTGCAGCGCACGCCGCTCGAGTATCGCTCGCTGTTCCAGATCACCACCTATTGGGCGCGTTTTGGCCAGGTGGAATTCCGCTACGGCACGACGCTGGCCTACCGCGACGCAATCTGATCGCGCGGTCAGGAGGCGTTGTAATATGGACGCTTCCTGACCTCTTTCAGGAAAGAAAATGACCCGAATCGCCAATCAGGATTTCACACTGACCCGCGACGACTGCCGGCCGCTGTACTTCAAGGCGGGCGACGAAATTCCGGCGGAGTACGAAGAACACTGGTTCGTACTTCTGCACAGTGATGAGCGCGCCGCGGCCGAAGTCGCCTCCGATGTCGCAGTCGAAGAAAAACGCAAACCCGGTAGACCAGCCAAGCCATGAGCATCACGCCCAGTCAGCTACGATCCGACTTTCCGGAGTTCGCCGATGTGACGATCTACCCGGACTCGCTCGTCAACATGTGGTTGACTGTGGCGAATTCGCTGGTCAACCCCATTCGGTGGGCAGAACTGACGGACCTCGGCATTGAGCTCGCTGCCTGTCATCACCTCGCCATTTCGGCCAAAGATCAACTTGCGGCTTCGGTTGGTGGTGTGCCCGGAGAAGTAAAGGGACCGACAGCATCCAAGTCGGTCGACAAGGTATCTGTTTCATACGATACGTCGGCGGTCACCCTGACTGATGCGGGGTTCTGGAATATGACCAGTTATGGAACCCGTTTCCTCGGCCTCGCACGCATGTTCGGTGCCGGCGGATTACAGATAAATTGCTGATATGACCGTCAAGATCACGATCGACAAACTGGGCGACGTGATCAAGGCGCTCAGTCAACTGTCAAACAGGGATGTACTGGTCGGCATCCCGGATAGCTCTCCCGAGCGCACCGATACGCCTATCACGAATGCTCAGATCGGCTATGTGATGGAAACGGGCTCTCCGGCCAACAACATCCCCGCCCGCCCTTTCCTCGTGCCAGGCATTGCCGATGTGCAGGACGAAATAGCAGCTCGACTTCGTAAGGGCGCACTCTCTGCGCTCTCCGGATCTGCGGCAGGCGCCGAAACCGCGCTCAAAGCGGCCGGCATGGTTGGCCAGAATGCCGTCAGGAAGAAGATCAACGACGGCCCCTTCGCTCCGCTCTCGCCGCGCACTATTGCCCAGCGCAACCGCAGCCGGAAAACAAAATCAATGCGCAAAGCTGAGAAGGATTACGCGACGCTTCTGGCGCAAGGCAAGACGGAGCAGGAAGCGCAGGACGCTGCCGGCATCAAGCCTCTCATCAACACCGGCTCGCTGCGCAACGCCGTGACGTTCGTCGTACGCAAGAAATAAGGATCAGCATGCCCTTACTCGATGTTTCGGACGTCCTGCTCGATCCATCCTTCATGGATCTGACGCTCTCCGTCACGCGTAATGCGCAGACGGTCGGCAATGACGGCAACACCGTTATCAGTTCGACGACGACGTCATTCTATGGCGTGGTGACGAGCCTGAGCGGTTCCGTACTGCATCGCGTCGCAGAAGGCGAACACATCAGCGACACGATCACGATTCACTCGCAGTTCAAACTGATCGACGGGCAGTCCGGCTATGACGCCGATGTCGTCAATTGGCAAGGGTTGCAGTGGACCGTGACGAACGTCAACGATTATTCAACCTTCGGCCGCGGCTTCGTCTCAGCAACCTGTACGCTCAAGCAACTCTCAGGCTAATCCATGGCAGGCAACGATTCCAGTACTGGCGGATATCTCTCGCCAGCGGTGGCGTCGCCGCCGCTTGAGGACGACGCGCTCACCGCGATCTTTCAACAGATGATCGTCGGCATCACGGCGCTACCCGGAAACATGGTTCGCCCTCGGTGGCAGCCGAATCCGCCGAAGCAGCCGGAGCCGACCGTCAACTGGTGCGCGCTGGGCATTGCAGTACAGACGCCCGACGATGGACCCGCGATCATCCACAGCGGTACGGGCGATGGCTCGGACACGTACATCCGTCACGAACAGATCGACGTGCTGGCCTCGTTCTACGGGCCGAACGCCATGCAGAATGCGCAACTGCTCTCTGACGGTCTGGCGATCCCGCAGAACCTCGAGCAGTTGAAGGCGCAGGACATGAACAGCGTCGATACAGGACCGATCATCCCTGCTCCCGATCTGCTCAACGAGCAATGGATCAGACGGTATGACCTGACGCTCACCTTCCGCCGTAAGATCACCCGCACCTACGCTGTACTCAACATCCTCACCGCCCAAGGCACGGTCCAGACCGACATGGTTACTGGCCCGATCAGTTCCCAGTAACCCGTTTCACCCTCTTAGACAGGCCCGCCACTGAGCGGGCTTTTTTCATTTCTGGAGCCCTAGATGGCGAACACTTTGCCGGTTTCGCGGCTTATCAATGTCACGATCAACATGTCGCCGCAGGCGGCGCAAGGTGCGAACCTGAATACGGGCCTCATCATGGGCGCGTCGACGGTTATCGACACTGGCGAGCGCTTTCGCTCGTATGCTTCGGCATCTGCTGTTGGCACTGACTTCGGTATGACAGCACCCGAATACCTCGCGGCCAGCCTGTACTTCCAGCAGGTTCCGCAGCCTTCTACGCTACTTGTTGGCCGCTGGGCCAAGACGGCCACGTCTGCGAAGCTCAAAGGCGGCTTCACGTCGGTTGCTGCTCAGGCGATGTCGGCATGGACCGTCGTATCCAACGGCGGCTTCACGGTGACGATCGACGGCACTGTCAAGAACGTGACGGCGCTCGACTTCACGGCGCAAACGAATCTGAACGGCGTCGCTTCTGTCATCTCGACCGCGCTCGGCGCCGCGGCTTCGTGCGTATGGAATGCAAACTACAGCCGCTTCGAAATCACGAGCGCGACGAGCGGTGCCGGCACGACGGCAAGCGGTACGATCACGCTGGCCGGCCTTCCGGCGAACAATGACGCGGTGACCATCGGTGGCACGGTAGTCACGTTTGTCACCGGTACGCCGACCGGCAATCAGGTTCAGATCGGGGGCACCGCAGCGCAGACCGCAGCTAACCTGCAATCGTTCCTGCAGTCCTCGGCTGACGTCAATATCAGCAAGTGCAAGTATTCGACGACGCTGGCTGCCACGACTATCACGTACGCGTCTGTCGGTACGGCTGGCAATACGTTCACACTCGCCAAAACGTCGACCAACATCACAGTTTCGGGCGCAACGCTCGCGGGTGGGGTGAATGCTTCGAGCATTACCTATGCCACCTCGCCGGCCAGCGGCCAGGATGTATCGGCTCAGCTCGGCCTCACAAGCACTCTCGCGTCGACACCGGTCAATGGCGTGAACGCAGAGCAGCCGGTGGACGCTGTATCGGCAATGATCGGCTATGCGGGCACGCAGTTCCTCGGCGTCTCGTTCGCTGACACGAGCATCACCAACGTACAGCATCTTGCCGTGGCAGTGTTCATCGAAGCCGATCAGAAGCATCTCTACGGCGCTACATCGCAGGAGCCTGCTGCGGTTGATCCGACGCAGACGAGCGATCTGGGATACCAGATGGCGCAACTCGGCTACAAGTACAGCATCGTGCAGTATTCGAGCACGAGTCCGTACGCCGTCGCATCGCTGTTCGGGCGATTGTTGACCGTGAATTTCAACGGCAACCGGACGACGATCACGCTGGATTTCAAGCAGGAGCCGGGGATTGTCGCGGAGTCCCTGAACACCACTCAGGCGAATGCGCTGGACGCGAAGCGCTACAACTACTTCGTCAACTTCGACAACTCGACTGCGATCATCCAAACGGGCGTGACGCCGAGCGGTATCTTCATTGACTCGATCTACAACGCGATCTGGTTCCGCAATCGTCTGCAGACGGACCTGTACAACGCTTTGTACCTGAGCCCGACGAAGATCCCGCAGACGGATGCTGGCAATCAGCAATTGGCCGCAGTGATGGAAAAGTCCGGTGATGCAGCCCTGAACAACGGCTATGCCGGTGCTGGTGTCTGGACGTCGGCTGGCTTCGGCGCGCTCAACCAGGGCGACACGCTTTCGAAAGGCTACTACGTGTATGCCCCGCCGATCTCGTCGCAATCGACGTCCGATCGTCAGGCCCGCAAGTCCGTGCCGTTCCAGATGGCATTGCTTGAGGCTGGGGCGATCCATTCCGTATCGTTAACGGTAAATGTAACGCGATAAGGTGACCCATGAGTGCGTATTCCTTTAAAGATGTAACCGCAACATTCGTCGGCCCGACCGGCGTTTTCTCGCTCGGCTATGGGTCGTCTAACGCCGAGGAAGGCATTGACATTGCCGCTGCCGGCGACAAGAACACCATGACGGTCGGAGCCGATGGCGAGGTGATGCATAGCCTGCATGCCGACAAGTCTGGACAGGTCACGGTGCGATTGCTCAAAACCAGTCCGATGAATCAGAAACTCATGGCGACGTACGAAGCTCAGGCGATCAGTTCGTCGCTGTGGGGACAAAACATCATCACGATATCGAATGCCGCTGTCGGTGATCTGCACGTCGCACGTCAATGTGCGTTCAAGAAGAAGCCCGACATGAAGTACGCCAAAGACGGCGACATCATCGCTTGGACCTTCGATGCTGGAAAAGTGGACTCCGCTCTCGGAACGTATTGATTGGCTTTGCGTCGGCTAGATTGATCATCGAAAAGCGCTAGTCCAGCGCCTGCCGACGCTCCCTCACTGGACTATCTCCAAGGACACGAGATGTCTATCGAGTTTGAAATCGCCGACCATCGATATCGCGCGGAAAAGCTTGACGCGTTCAAGCAACTCCACGTTTCCCGAAAGATCGCGCCGATTGTTCCAAAGCTGTTGCCGATGTTCATCAAGTTTGCGGGCAACGCGGACTCGCTGAAGGACGATCTCGCCGGCATGGCGGAAGCATTCGAGCCGCTTGCGCAGGCTCTGGCTGAAATGCCGGATGCAGACTGTGAATACGTCTTCAATGCCTGCCTCGGCGTCGTGATGCGCAATCAGCAAGGGAACTGGGCATCGATCTGGAGCCAGAGTGCCAAGTCGCTGATGTTTGACGACATCGACCTCGGACAGATGACCCAGATTACGGTCAAGGTGATCTGGGATAGCTTAGGTGCTTTTATTCGCGGCATCCTCGCGAGCCCGCCGGGGAGCCAAGCCGCGGCATTGAATGGGTAAGCCTGCCTGATGGTATGGACTGGCTACTCAGGCCGGTCGTCAAGGGCATGTGCCGCTACGAAAGCCTGAAGGACGGCACGATTGATCTGGCTGATATTGCGCTAATGAACGACTGTCTCGACGTGCTCGCCGAGAACACCCAGATAGCCCAACGCATAAACGAGAATCAGAATGTCCGGTAACGTCGACACGATCAAAGAGTTTCTCGTATCGTTAGGTTTTTCCGTCGATCAGTCAGGCCAGAAGAAATTCGTTGATGGCGTCGCTTCGGCATCGCTGAAGGTGGTCGAGCTCGGCGCGGCTATCGCGGCGACGTCAGCGGCTGTCGTGGCTGGTGTGGCGAAGATCGCCGACCAGATGGAGGGGCTGTACTTCGCATCGCAGCGTACGGGCGCGTCTGTCGCGAACATTCAGGCGCTCGGCTTTGCTGCCGCCCAGATGGGCTCGACGGCCTCCGCGGCAGCGGGGTCGCTCGAAAATCTCGCGCGCTTCATGCGTAACAGCCCGGGCGCGTCGGGCCTGATCCAGAGTCTTGGCGTTCAGACTCGAGATGCCAACGGCGGATTGCGCGACACTACCGAAATCCTTCGGGATCTCGGCAAGCAGTTCGCGAACATGCCGTATTACCGCGCGAATGCATACGCTCAGGCGCTTGGCATCGACGAAAAAACTCTGATGGCGCTGCGTCAGGGCATGGGCCAGTTCGGCGATGAGTACAGGGACATGCTGGCAAAAGCCGGCTTGGACTCGCAGCAAGCCGCAGCCTCGTCGCATGAGTTCATGAATCAGATCCGTACGCTCGGATCGGCGTTCGTGATTCTCGGGGATAAGGTCGCCGCGTCGCTCGCCGGCAAGATGTCTGGCGACATCAAACGCTTCCGTGAAGGCTTGGTCGACAACTTCGGGCGCATCTCCGAGATTGTTGAGAAGATCGCCAACGGCATCCTGTTCCTGGCTGACGTCATCAGCACGCTCGGGCTGCGGGCAATGCAGATCGTCGGCAGCATCATCGACTGGTTCAATAGTCTGGATGACGGCACAAAGAGTCTGATTGAAGGCGTCGGGGGTTTGCTGATCGCATGGAAGCTCCTGAATGCAGGTTTCCTCGCGACTCCGCTGGGTCAGTTGGCTGCACTTGGCTTGGCAATCGTCGCCCTGTACGACGACTTCAAGGTCTGGAGGGAAGGCGGCAAGAGTCTGATCGACTGGTCGCGCTGGATGCCGGACATCGAGCTCGCGAAACGCCTGCTGCACACGATGGGCGAGCAGTTCACCGAGTTGGGCGAGATCATCCATGCGGTAATGGATAGGCGTTGGGGCGATCTTGCAACCCATGCGAAGAAGTTCGCCGCGCTTGCTGTCGGCGGCTGGAAAGACGTCTACAACACGATCAAGAACCAGTTGGAGGGCACCCCAGTTCCGGCGCCCAAGGTAGAGCCGACATCCAGCACGCCCCCAGCGAGCTCACCTGCAGGACCTGCGCCGGCCAATCCGAATGCACCTCGCGGCATACGCAACAACAACCCCGGCAATCTGAATTACGTCGGGCAGACTGGCGCGACAAAAGAAGCAGGCCCTAACGGTCGTTTCGCGGTATTCCAGACGGCAGAAGAAGGCTTGCGCGCGCTCGGTAATCAGTTGCGCCTGTATGGCACCCGCGGCATCAACTCGGTGCGAGCGATCATCTCGAAGTTCGCGCCACCCAGCGAGAACAACACTCAAGCATATATCGGCAGTGTCTCAAAAGGCCTGGGTGTAGGCGCCGATTCGGCGCTCGACCTGAATGATCCGCGAGTCCTGCAAAGTCTGATGGGCGCGATTATCAAGGTCGAAAACGGGAGAAACCCGTACAGCGCTGAGCAGATCGCTGCAGCATCGGGCGTCCGCTCAGCGGGTGCGCCTGGCTCTGCTCCAGTATCGGTTAGCCAGACAACGACAATTCACGTCGCAGGATCTGGCGACCCTCACGCAACGGCACAGGCAGTAGCTCAGGCTCAGGGCGGGGTGAATCAGCGCCTCGTGCGCAACATGAAAACGGCGGCGCAATGAGTGGATTCCTGGAAACCGGCATCGGGATCGCCGCCTCTATCGGCGGCGAACTCGTTAGCGCATTTTTCAGCCCGAAGCGGTCGATCAATTCATCGATCGGCTCGTTCCAGGGATACGTCACCATTGATGAGCACCATCATGATGAGATGGTGATTACCGATCACCCGGTTGAGCAAGGCGCGGCCATCTCTGACCATGCTTACAAGAAGCCCGCCGAGATCACGTTGACGCTCGCATGGTCCAATAGCGGTCTGAGCTCCATTACCTCGCTGCAGTTCGGCAGCTACAGCCAGTTCGTCTACAAGAGCCTGTTGGCGCTTCAGGCATCACGTACGCCGTTCGACCTGTCGACTGGCAAGCGCAGATACACAAACATGCTGATCCAGTCGTTGGACACGACGACCGATGCGAAAACGGAAAACTCGCTGATCGTGACCCTACATTGCCGCGAGGTGATCATCGTTCAGACGACGACCACGCAACTGCAGCCAGCAGCTAACATGTCGAGTCCACAGAAGACTGCGGCGACGACGAACGCAGGCACGAAACAGCCGCAGGCGACGAATACCAGCATACTTTACCGCGTGTTCAACTGATGTCTTCGACCTTCGAAATTCCGCTGACGCCGGTTCCTCGGACATTCCTCGTATCGCTGGTGGGAGCTCAGTATCAGTTCACGCTTCAATGGCGCGACCCTACCGGCTGGTTTCTGGACATTGCTGATTCGACCGGAAATCCAATGGTAAGCGGCATTCCGTTGGTGACGGGCGTGGATCTTCTCGCACAATACAAGTACATGTCCTTCGGCTTTGAACTCTGGGTGCAGACGGACGCCGCCGATGCACCGCCGACCTATACGAATCTCGGGTCAACCTCGCACCTGTACGCAGTCACGCCGTAGTGGCTCAGTAGTCTCGCAGCCCTGGACGAGTGCGGGCGATCCGCATGCATGCCGCCCAGGCGTGGAAATCGTTGGAATAGTTGAATCCGCTCTCGGCCTTGCAGACGTCCCACATCTGTGCGCTGATGGTGTCGTCCTTTCCCAGGGCAACGATCTCTTTGACGCCGTCCATTACGCCGTCCATGCAGGCCTTCTGCAGTGCCGGCTGGCCCTCGCCTGCCGCAAGATCGGCACAGCGCTGTTTCCATGCCTTCATGATCGCGAGATATTCCGCATCCGGCATGTCCTTCTTGGCATAGACGACCGTTGGTTCAGCGTATGCAACTGCCGTGATCGATGCGGCGGCAAAGATAGCGCAAAGGCGTACGGTTGTTTTCATTTTTTTCTCCTTATGAGCGGGTTGGCAAAACATGACTGCGCAGTTTCTGCGGAAGGTTAGCCTGATAGTAGGCAACGCGAGCGGTCAAGGGTTGGATCTGTCCGAACTTCATATCAGATTCACGATCTGGAGCGCAACAACGCAGAGCCCGAAGCATACGACGATCCGTGTCTATAACGTGGCCGACGCCACCGCCAAGCGGCTGCAGCAGGAGTTCCAGCAGGTTTTCCTTCAAGCCGGATATGGCGATAACGTCGGCCAGATATTTTCGGGTGCCATCAAGCAGATCCGCAAGGGACGCGAAAATGCCACCGACACCTTTATCGACATCATCGCAGCGGACGGCGACGAAGCTTACAACTGGTCGGTGGTGAACACGACACTGGCCGCCGGATGGAGCCAGACGGACTACCACGGTGCGCTGATCCAGTCGATGTCGCCATACGGGGTAACGGCAGGCTATGTGCCTCAGTTCGCCTCGACGCAACTTCCTCGCGGCAAGGTCTGCTACGGCATGACCAGGGATTACATGCGGCAGCTTGCCGGCGCATCTGGAACGCAATGGACAGTTCAGGATGGCCGGCTCCATATGATTCCCGTCAATGGCGTTATGCCTGGCCAGTCCATCGTCATCACGTCGGCAACAGGGATGGTTGGAATTCCTACGCAGACGGTCGACGGGATTCTCGTCAAGTGCCTGCTGAACCCGAACATCATCCCCGGTGGCCGGATCCAGATCGACAACGCGAGCGTTCAACAGATTCAATTCGACGTGTCATACGGTGCCGTCAGCAACTTTTACGATCCGACCAGCGCAAACAAGAATACGGGCCTTGATGCCGATGGGTTTTATAAGGTCTACGCGATGACCCAGACGGGCGACACGCGCGGACCAGCCTTCTATACCGACATGATCTGCGCTGCCGTCAATGGCACGCAGCCTCTCACGTCAACTTACACGAACGCTGTTGTGAACGGCCAGCAAGGAGGCTGAAATCGATCCGCGCGAAAGATGGGACGACCCCGAAGAAGCGCTGCGCGTCGCGATGGACGGACTCAAGTCTGGTCTCTGGACGTCCATGCCAGGAATCGTTCAGTCCTTCAACGCAGGCGCAGCGACAGCGACGGTTCAGATTGCGATTAAAGGAGTGGTGACCAAGCCGGACGGTAGTGCTCAGTTCGTCAATATGCCGCTTCTAGTCGATGTCCCTGTGCATTTTCCCAGAGGTGGCGGCTGCACATTGACTTTCCCGGTTGCGAAGAATGACGAATGTCTTGTCGTATTCGCTGCTCGGTGTATCGATAGCTGGTGGCAATCGGGCGGTATTCAGGCTCCGGCAGAGCATCGCGTGCATGACCTGAGCGATGGCTTCGCCTTCGTTGGTTTCTTTTCTCAGGCCACGAAGATCAGCGGCATTAGCACGAACAGTGTGCAGCTTCGCAGCAATGACGCTTCGACCTCCATCGATCTGAATCCAACGACGCAAAAGGTCACGGTCACCGCTCCTGGCGGGCTCTATGTGAATGGCCCGGCCTACTTCAGTAGCACCGTGATCATTCAAGGCCTGCTTTCCTGGCTTAACGGCATGACTGGCAGCGCGGCAAGCGGTGTCGCGGCAACGATCACGGGCGTCATCAACTTCATCGGCTCTGTCACATCGAACGGGAAGGCGATCGACAGCACCCATACGCACCACGAAAACGGTGCGGGCAGCAACACTAACCCGCCGAACTGATCATGCGCTATCGAAAGCAAGATGCCAACGGCGACTACGTCTGGGGCCATCAGCAGAACGATTTCTGGCTGAATGCTCCGGATGGCGTCGCGCTGGCGATAAAGACGCGTCTCGCGCTGTTTTCGGGAGAGTGGTTCCTCGATGTGACGGATGGCACGCCGTGGACTACGCAAGTCCTCGATAAGTACACGAAGGACCAGTACGACGCGGCGATCCAGGATCGAATTCTCGGCACGCAAGGCGTCACGCAAATCACCGCCTACTCCAGTTCAGTCAACACGACGACCCGGACCCTCACCGTCACCGTGACGGTTGAAACGCAGTACGGCACAACCACGCTCTCGACGACGATATGACGATTACCTCTGTTGCTCCCGTCATCAGCGCGACAGGGATCAGCGCGCCGGCTTTCTCGGATGTGCTCGCGTATGTGACTGCCCAGTATCAGAGCATTTATGGTACGGACATATACTTGGGCAATGACTCGCAAGACTATCAGTTTCTGTCCGCGGGCATCGCCATGCCGATCAACGACCTGAACGCCGCAATCATCGCCGCATACAACGCCTATTCGCCTGCCTCAGCACAAGGCGCGAATCTCTCTAGCGTTGTCAAGATCAATGGCCTGAAGCGAGATGTTCCAGACAATTCCACGGTCGACCAGATCATCGTTGGCCAGGCGGGTACGACCATCATCAACGGCGTTACGCAGGATGAGAACCAGAACAAGTGGAGTCTTCCCGCCATCGTCGCAATCCCGCCGAGCGGAACAATCACGGTAACTGCTACTTGCCAGACTCCGGGTGCCGTTCAAGCCGGCATCGGAGCGGTCAACCAGATCGCGACTCCCACTTTTGGCTGGCAGTCGGTGACGAACGCAACGGCGGCGAATGCCGGGGCTCCCGTGGAAACCGATTCTCAGTTGAGAGTGCGCCAAGGGAATTCGACTGCCCTGCCCTCGCGCACAGTATTGGAAGGTACGATCGGTGCAGTCTGGGCAGTCTCCGGTGTGACCCGCGTCACGCCATACGAGAACGACCTAAGCACGACGGATGCGAACGGCGTTCCGGGCAACAAGATCTATCTCGTTGTAGAGGGCGGTGACTCGACGGCCATTGCCCAGGCGATCGCCTTGAAGAAAACGCCCGGCACCGGAACGTACGGCACGACGACGGTTTCGGTGACTGATGCTTACGGCATTGCGCACAACATCAACTTCTACCGTCCGACCTACGACGCGATCACCTGTGCGATCACCCTGAAGGCGCTAGCTGGATACACGTCGACCATCGGAGCATCGATTCAGAATGCGGTAGCCGCGTACGTTAATTCGGTCGCGATCGGCGGCGCTCCTGGTGGAACGGTAGAGTGGGACTCGGCGCTCTCGGCAGCGAAATCGGTCTCGGGTAGCAACACATTCCGCATCACCTCGTTCTCGCTGAGCGGCCCGGGAGGAGCAGGCACCCCAGATGTAACACTGGCTTTCAATCATGCCGGGCAGATACTCGCGCCCTCATCTAGCGTAACGATTACGGTGACCTGATGGCCGCAGCGACCGATTACACGGCACTCATCACCAGCGAGCATCAGGCCGCGCCGAATTTTATGGCGATGGTCGCGGCAGTATCGCAATGCTTCGTCGACCAGATCAACGTGATGCAGTCAATTCCGGCTGCTTTCGATCTGGACACGGCAGTCGGCGTTCAGCTTGATGCGGTTGGCCTGTGGGCCGGAATCACGCGGCAGGTACGGGCACCGCTGAACGTCTATTTCTCACTCGATACTGCGAATCTCGGCTTCGATCAAGGTTCGTGGCAGGGGCCGTTTGATCCTCCCGGCGGACTTGTTTCGCTTGATGACGCGACGTTCCGAACGCTGATCCGAGCCAAGATCGCAGCGAACAGTTGGGACGGCACGATCCCCGGCGCGGCTGCGGCCTATGCGAATCTGTTCACAACTCCGGGCGCCTTTGTTCTGGACAGTAGTGTGTTGGATTCAGGGGTTCTGACACCTGTCAGTTTTATCTTTATTCAGGATAACCAGGACATGACGATGACGGTCGGTATCTCCGGGGCCATCCCGAGCGCCGTCCTGCGATCCCTTTTATCGGGGGGATATCTGCCACTGCGGCCGGAAGGCGTCTTGGCTAATTACGTCGTCCCATCTGTCGACAACACGTCGCTCTTTGGATTCGACGTCTCCAATCAGTACATAGCCGGTTTTGACTTCGGCTCCTGGGCCGTCCCCGCATAACCCACCCATCTCTATCCATGCAAGCCGCCTTCGGGCGGCTTTTTGTTTTCCGGGCACTAAATGACCATCGAGAATGATTTTCTGCCATTCGCGACCGCTGGTGGTGCGAATGTCGTAACGCAAGCCCAGTATGCAGCACTCTCGGCCATTTCGACCGGCTATCAGTCGGGGGTTGCCCAGTCTGCGCAACTGAACAAGACGTGGCGCCAAAGCTCAATCATGTCGGCTGTGCTGGCGCAATTCATCGTCAACAGCACAGGCCAGCCGGCGATCGATGACGGCACGACAGCGACGCTGTTGGCGAACCTGACTGCTGCAATCAGTGCGCAATCGGAAGCGCTGATTGGCTCGGTGCGAAACCTCTCGATGAGCGTTACGGCTGCATCTGCTTCGGCAACGCTGACTGCAGACGAGATCGTCGTCGGTTCCGCGCTGGGCGGCCTGAAATACACACTTGCCAGCTTCAACAAGACCATCACGCTCACGACGCCCGGCGCGGGCGGCATGGATACCGGCAGCGCACCGGCATCCGGCTACGTCGCACTGTACGCGATTTACAATCCGTCAACGGCGACTGCTGCCCTGCTGGCAACCAACGCAACGAGCGCCATCGCGCCGAACGTGTACGGTGGAGCGAACATGCCGGCCGGCTATACGGCAAGCGCGCTGTTGAGCGTCGTGCCGACGACCTCTGGAGGGTTGTTTTCGGTTGTATTGGTACAAGATCGCAAGACAAACATCCTGCAATACACTGCACTTAACAGCAGCACGACGAGCACTATTGCTGCTACATCACTCTCGATTGCAGGCGGTGTGCCGAAAAATGCGAAGCGTGTCGGCGGCAGTCTTTCACTGAGCAATACGACATCTTCAAATTCAACATGGGCATTCTATGCCACATCTAGCGGAACTGGCGTTCAACAATTTTCCGTGAACACTACTGGTTCAGGCGGCAATCTATTTGGATATTCCACGCTAGACTTGAGTTCGCAACAAACACTTACCTACGCGTTGCTGTCGATCACTGCGGGCACTTGCGCGTTCATCGTTTATATTTCTTCTTACGAGATCTGATATGACATCGCTGAATGTTCAATTCGCAGATGGCACTGAGAAAGTAATTGTTTCGTATTTTGGCGCCCCTCAAGATCCGTCTGCGTGGCCCAATCTTGGCACTGTCAATGCGACAGATGCGCGATGGGAAGCGTACTATGCCGAGCAACCCACCAATGCGCAGGCGTTTCTTCCAGTTCCGGAAACCGCTGATTAGCGACGAATGAAGAATACGTCCTGATGGTTGTCCCAGCCGCCCGGCCGGTGTTCGATGATGGTGAGTTCGTTTTCACGGCAAACGTCTTTGACCCAGTCGGTGGGGATCATGGCGATGCCATAACTGTTGCCGATATAGTCCACAGTCTTTGCCTCAAGCGAGTGATCGGCGCGGTAGTTGACGAAGCCATACTCGTTCGCATCGTATGCTGCGAGAAGATGCTGACGAGCTGCATCGCCGACCTGGTAGATGTCCGAACCGCCAAGATGTTCGCGTGACTTCTCTCCGTGCGTGGTTACCACGGCTACACCGCCGCGCCGCAACTTGGTGAAGAAATGATTCATGACACTGCGGGCATTTACTTGCGACAGGTGAGTGATGAGAGAGCCGAGCAGCGCAACATCGAAATTGCTTGATTCAATATTCCTGAACTCATAAACCGGATCGACAACATAGTGGCCGTGCACGCCAAAAGTTGAGGTGCAGAAGTCGACGGCAGGCACCATGATGTCGGCGACATGTATGCGTCCCGGATCGAAATGATCCAGCAGTTTCCGTGTAACGCGGCCATATCCGCAAGGCAACTCCAGAATCCTCGGCTCGGCATCCCCCGCAAGCTCCGCGGCTCGGCGTCCGAATTCGGCCATCTGTGATCCGACTGAATCATAGTGTTCGATCGATCCATGGAACATGTCGTCGTTAGGGTGGATGGGTGCTGACGGCATTGAATTCTCGCTGTTCTGGTCAAGAAAGATCACGATTGTACCCAAGCTATTCTCCCGCGCGCCTTTTTCACATCCGCACCACACCCATGCTCAAACGCCTACTGCTAGTCGTCCTGTCGCTGATCGTTGTCACGGCGCAGGCCCAGTTCACGCCCGGACAAGTCCTCACTGCGGCACAGCTAAATGCGGCGCTTGCGGCCCCGACCATTACTGGCGGCTCGATCTCGGGGGTTCCCGGATCGTTCACGAATCTGAGTGCGAGTGGGACTGTTACGCTGCCCGCAGGAAGCGTGGCCTTATCGGGATTGGCCGCACAGGCTGCGAACACGGTACTTGCCAACGTCACTGCATCCAGCGCGTCGCCGGCAGCGTTTGCCATGCCGAGTTGCAGTGCGACAAATAGCGCGCTGCAATACACCAGTGGAACAGGGTTCGCGTGCGGCACCAGTTTCGCTGGCCTGGGATCGAATACGTTCACGGCAAATCAGACGATCGCTTCGAATACGCCGTCGATTTTCCTGAACGACACGTCGGGCACCAACCAGTCAGCCGTCTATTTCCAGAACAGCGGCTCCCCGGTCTGGTCTCTCAAGAATGCGTCCGGCGCGACCGGATCCCTGCAGATCAACCGCTACGTGAGTGGCGCAGTCGTTGATCAGCCGATCTCCATCAGCAATGGGACAGGCTTTGTCACGATGGTTGACGGCGCGGCCATTACGGGCGGCAGCCTCAACAATGCGTCGGTCGGCGCGACGACTCCTTCGACCGGCTCATTCACGACACTTGCTGCGAGTGGCGCATTCACGCCATCCCAGACTGCCGGCATCGTTGGCACGACGACGAACAACAATGCGAACGCGGGTAGCATCGGCGAGGTCATCAGTTCGTCGATAGCCACCGGATCGGCCGTCTCCCTCACGTCGGGGTCTGCGACTAACGTCACATCGATTTCCCTGACTGCGGGTGACTGGTATGTGTTCGGAAATGTCACCTTCAATGTAGCCACAACCATGAACTACGTTGCTGGGGGAGCAGGCACGACCAGCGCAACGCTGCCCACTGGATACACGTTTCTGACGCTCGCGCCGGGCAGCGCCGTGACGTCCTTCGCCGGGTATCCCATTCCTTCGCAGCGCCTCTCCCTTTCTGCATCGACTACGGTTTATCTCGTGGCGCAGGCATCATTCTCGGGGACATGCTCGGCCTACGGAAACATCATTGCTTGGCGTCGCAGATAGGTGCGCAAGCTTGCCGATAGCTGTTGCTGGAATCAATATCTAAAAGTCTCACCCAGGCCCGCCCCGAGCGGGCTTTTTCTTTTTCCGACCGGGGTCGCCTTGAACCATCCATATCCGCACGACGACGATCGCAATCACCGCATCGCCAGGTTGGAGGAGCGCATGAACACATTCGAGCAGCACTGGAGTGCCGAGCTTTCGAAAAATACCGATGCGACATTGCGCGTCGAGTCGAACACGAAAGAGCTTGTGGAGTTGATGCAGCTAGCCAAAGGCGGCATCGCGTTCTTCGCGGCCACCGGGCGACTTCTGAGGCGTCTCGTCTTGTGGTTCGGTCCGTTCATCACCGTTGTCGGTGCTCTTTGGGCTATTGCGCACGGTAAATTTCCGGGGCAAACATGAATCTCCAACTTCTTGAGGCAGAGCTGCGCCGTGACGAGGGTGTGCGGTACTCGGTTTATCTGGACGGCGTCGGCGTGCCAACTGTTGGCGTGGGGCACAACTGCAAAGTCTCGCCGTTGCCGGATGGCTGGGTCTGTCCGCTCACCAACGGCCAGGTGAACCAGTTGCTCGCCCGCGACATCGCATCGACCGTGGCGAAGCTCGACAAGAATTTGCCGTGGTGGCGGCAGATGGACGACGTACGCATGCGCGTTCTCGCGAACATGTGCTTTAACTTGGGAATCGGCGGTCTGCTCGGCTTCAAGAACACGCTAGCAGCCATGCAGCGCGGCTCGTATGCCGTGGCGGCTGCGGGAATGACCAGCTCGAAGTGGGCCTCGCAAGTGGGCGCTCGCGCGCAAAGACTGGCGCAAGCAATGGAGACCGGCGTTATGCCGATCGCGGCGGCCATCGCCTGAAATCCGCGACACGAATAAACGTCAAATATTCGCCTCATAGATAAGCCGCTCCTGCGACTCTTTTTACGCCCATGCCAACGACCACCAACTTCCAGCCCGGCCAGGTTCTGACGCATAACGGGCTAAACAGCGCATTCGCAGCAACGGCAAGTGCCGTGGAAATGGCGGTCTTTGAGAATGGCGTGCCTTCAGTTGCTGCAATGCAGGCGCTCGACACGCGCATATTTACCACGGTCAAAACGTTGGGGTATCGCGTCCCCGGCGATTCTGGGCACGGAAAGTATTATTTCGTTCCGACAGCCACTTTGCCGACACCAAACGGTGTCACGGTCTTTCTGTCAAATGATGGTCGCGGCTATTGGCAACTCGTTCACCGCAACGAAATATGGGTAGAGCAGGCTGGAGCCTACGGCGATGCGCTAGTCACTGGCGGTGGCCACAACGACACTGCGGCGATCCAGGCAGCGATGAACGCGCTTGCACAGAATGCGGCAGACTCGCGATCTATCTCCACGGCAAGCGCCCCTAACTCCCGCGCGACTGTACTGTTCCGTTCGGGTCGGGCATATCTGTGCGATCAGATGTTCTGGCGCGCTGGTGTCAGCCTGAAATGCTCTGGCGAAGCGCTCATCGTGCCGAGTGTTGCTGCCGCGAGCGCCGCCGCAACGTTCGCCGGTGACGCTTATACGAACACGGCGATCGCTGCCTATGACAGCGCCACGGTAACGGGTGGCGCCTATGCGTTCATGTTTAATCCGCAGGGCATTACGCAGACGCAAAAGGTTGATGGTGTGTACGTCGAGGGGATTAGCGTGGCTCCGGGCTGGAACTTCGCTGCGCTCGCGGGATCCAGGCCGACTGTTGGCGGATTCGACTTCTCGTACATGGAGAAGAACTGGGGTGCGACGCGCTTGCGTTGCGCCAACCTTGCCGGGACGGCATTCAACTTTGATGACGCACAGGATGCGAAGGTGGACCGGTGCGAAGCCCTGCTGTGCGATAACGGCCGGCTCGTGGGATCGAGTCAGTGGAACGCCACGAATGCCGTTGTGTTTCACAAGATGCGGCTTGAGCGGAACATCTACTGCAACCACATCAGCTGGAACAAGGGTCATTTCCCCCCGCGCGGCAATATCTACCAGGGCGACAAGATCGAGATCGGCGCGGAAATCAGTTCGACGATGACGCACCCGTCGTGCCTGGTCCTCGCGAGCGACGGCGAGGCGCGCATTGGTGTTCACGACGTACCAGGGCAGTTCCCGAACAGCGTTGGAACTCCTATGTGGTCTGTCGGTTATGGAGGTGTCGGAGCCAGCGTCTATAGCGGATTCTCGATCAAGGGCGGTCTCGCTGAGGCGCCCAGCCCAGGCACCGGCCAGTTCAGCAACTTTCTGTATCTGGATACCGACGCAACGGTCAACGACTTCACTCAGATAAGTGATCTGCGGATCAACAACATGGCTGATTTCGCCATCAAGGGCAATACGGTCGTCGAGAACTGCGGAGGTAACACCAATCGATCTCCGGTGATCCGGACCAATGACAATATTCCGCAGGGCAAGCTCAACCACTTCGTGAACACGGCCAACGCGGCCGCAATCGAGCCGAGCCAGGTATTCGGATATTCGTCGACTTCCGGTCTGCCGAAAACTGCGCGACGCGGACTGGCTACCGTTATTGCAACGCGAATTCCGACTGCGGCGCAGTTGCTGGCCGGGCTCGGCGGCATCGTACAGAAGGGTTCGCGTGCGAACGCGCTGGCGGCGACGCTGGCTGTCCCGAACATATCCGGTCAGGGACAGGATATTGACGTCGTGCTGTACGTTTCGGTGACTGCCGGAACACCGCAAACCGTCGAGCTGCTAACCACTCACGACATCAGCAGTGCAGCGAATTGGGTTTCGCGCGGAGGCGTCATCACTTTACCGAATCTGACTGCAGTCTTCCCCGTGCCGCTGCGGTTTCACGTGTTGCCTGGGCATTACTGGGGGATCGTTGTCAACGATACGACTGTTGTGACGATCCCTGGGAATCCGACCGCCATGTACGACTGCTGACGCCATATTCCATCCTCTTCACCAAGCCGCCTCCGGGCGGCTTTTTTATTTCCGCCATGAAAACGACAGACGTACCGCACGAACACCTGCGCAAGGAAAGTGTCGAGGAAGCGAACTACTACCCCGACCATGATGAGCGTACCGAGTCGGCCACTTTCCGCAAGACGAAACGAGACGACAAGAAAAAAGGTGCGCGCTGTGCCATCACCGGTCAACAGGTAGATCTTGAGTGGCATCACGCCACCCTTGAGTGGGCATTCGGCTCGGCCGTGCGGCTCGACATCGTTCGGGACATCGCGCTCGGCAAGATCAAGGAGTTGCCAGTGCTCGACCCATACACGTGGGAGCCAACGGGAGAAAAGGCACCTGTCGAAGGCTTTCTCATCTACTGGATCGTCCTGTTCTTCAAATGGCGTGGCTTCGACTTTGATGCGTGGGATCCGGCCGACGCCGAAGCGTTCATCGATAGCCCGCAGGCCATGTTGATTCTGCACAAGCATCTGCACCGGGAGAAGTTTCACGGCGCGCATGCGATTACAGGTCCGATCTTTCTGTTGCAAGCGTTTCCGTTCGTAGACGAATTCGTTTTTTCGCCTGATGAGTTGGAAGCTCGTCACAAACCCAAGGAGCATTCATGAACCAGACGTCAAGCATCCAGACCGGTGCGATCACTCTCACTGCAGCCTCTCTCGTGCCGATCATCGACTGGATCGCGCAAGCCATGCACGTCGTCATTCCGATGGAGGCGCAGTTGCAGATTTCGGCGCTCGTCATCACGGCTGGCCACGCTGTCTACAACTACGCGGTCGCTCGCGCCGCAGTCAAACAAGTCACCGCGCAGTAACTCTCCCTCGCCGCACCTGCGGCAATCACTTCAGGAAATCCCATCATGAAACGAATCATGCTGCTTGCAGCAGGCCTTGTCCTGTCCATCGCTCTCGGTGCATGCTCGACTGCACAACAGACATCGGCTACCGCCGACCTCGCCAAGCTCCAGGCTATCGTGAGCAATGGCTGTCTCGTCGTCCAACCGACGCTGACTGCCGTCGCCGCGCTCGATCCTGTTGTGGCCACTGCGGCCACCGCGAACGGACTATTCTGCGCAACGGCTGGCGCTATCACTGTCACTTCGGTGCAGTCGCTCATCTCGACCGGTATCCCGGCAATCGAAAAGGCGATCACCGACTCGACGCTCGTGCCGGCTGAGCAAAAGCCGATCATCATCGCAGCGATCGGCGTGTTTCAGTTGACGGCGGTCAATGCGCTGGCGGTGTACAGCAATGCGGCGGCGGCTACTCCTGCTGCTGCGTCGGCACCGGTCGCAGCGAGCCAGTAATGCAGGCCCGCGACTTCGCGCTGATCGCCCAGGAAGCGTACGTTGCAAAGCCGGATATCGGCAAAGCGGATAGCGCCTCGCGGGCGATCGTGCGGCATACGGATGCAGGCTTGGTGGTGGCGTTTCCAGGCTCCGACAATGACGCGTGCTGGGCGACCGACTTCGACGTGCTGACGATCAATGTACCGGACGCCGGAGAAATCCATCGAGGATTCTGGGCCGCGTGGATGGCGATCGCCGATGATGTTGTGAAGGCGATCGGCAATCAGCCGGTAACGCTGGTTGGGCATTCACTCGGCGGCGCTTTAGCTATCTGCTGCGCGGTCGCGCTCACGCTCGCCGGAAAGCCACCCGTAGCCGTCTATGGATTCGAAGCCCCGCGCGTCAGCCCCGGTCTCGGCGTTCGCACTTTGCTCGCGAAGGTTCCGGTATACATTTACAAGTGTGGAAGCGACCCAGTGCCGGATGTTCCGCTGGGCTGGCATCAGTCCGCACTGGTGACGCATATCGGGCCGCCGGCCACGATCATCCCACGCGTGGCCGACCACATGATCGAACGGGTCATCGATGCCTTTGGCTCAGGCGTCCCGGCCTAGTCTTAATTCTGCACGAGCCTACAGGCCAACCGCTGTAACCCCGCAATATCGGCGATCGCTTGTATGGGATCGCCCACCCCTCTTTTCTCGCCACTGGCGACGATCAATTCCTAGCGCCTGCCCTTGTTCGCTTCCATGTGCCGGTAAGCGCGGTCTAGTCTGGCCTCCTGTCGAGGCGTCGTCTGGTTGCTCCGTAAGCATGGCTCCTCCGCGAGTTCTCGCTCGAAGCATTGCCAGACCGTACCTGCGACATAGGCAGTCCCATATGATCCAATCATTTGACGGATCTGATCGGCACGCCTGATCGTGTTGTGCAGGCGATGAATTTCCTGCAGAAGACGCAGGATATTCGGCGTCGGCTCCGCGTCATAAATGGCCGCGAGCTCGTGCGCTGTGAGCGGCGGATAGATTCTCATGGCGGCACAAGTACTGTATGAATGTACAGTAGTATATCCAGGATTTCTCCGATTGCATCTGGAACTATCATTGGATGACTTCGGGAGACTTCCATGTGCACAGACTACGAGCCGGCTCAGCCCGATCTGTTTGAGGCGTTCACCGATTTCCCGGTGCCGCAGTTCGAATATCCGCGTGAGACCTACAAGGATTATGTGGCGCCGATCCTTCGGATGACGGCCGGCGAACGCAGCACCGACCCAGCTACATTCGGCATGGTCCCCCGCAAGCACATTCCTCCTGGCGTCAAGGTGTTCGACACCATGAATGCGCGCGCTGAGACAATCGGCGAGAAGCGTAGTTTCAGCGGTGCATGGAAGAAGCTGCAGCTCTGCCTGATCCCCTGCTCGCGGTTCTATGAGCCAAACTATGAGACCGGCAAGCCGGTGCGGTGGCGGATCGGCATGGCGAACGGTCGACCGCTGGCGATCGCCGGGCTATGGCGCGCATGGGACGATCCGGAGGGGCCGACGCTGTCGTTCACCATGCTCACTGTCAATGCCGACAGCCATCCATTGATGAAACGGTTTCATCGGCCGGGCGCTGAGAAGCGATCCGTGGTGATCGTGCGGCCGGAGGACTACGGGGACTGGCTATGCTCAAGGTCGACCGACGAAGCTCGGTCGTTCCTAAACCTATACCCGGCGGAGGAGATGAAGGCTGAAGCGTATCCGTTGCCGCCTCGGAAGCCTAAGGGCGGGGATTCGGACGCTGGATCATTTCTCGAATGAGCACATGTCACGTCAATATCGACAGCGTAGCTTTCGGCGTAGGTTTGCAATCCGAGGCCCGTCAAGCAAGGCAATGACGTTGTTCTGCGAGCATCTGTGGAGGCCGGAAGCCGGCACGCTGGGTTTCGCCGGGATTGAGGAAGGCCGGCGTATTGTATTACGCGTCGATGCCGTATTACGCGTCGATGCCGACGACGTCGGGCGTTGCGCCATGGATCGCTTTGCGCGCAAAGGTGCCCGCCGCCGCGCCGACCTGCTAACCTTGACGGGCTCGGCTCGTCGGGTGGGCTGCCGCCGCGCGGCCTCGCTCACCGACAAGCGCGCAGCTCGCCTCGTCCGTCAACCGAACCGCCGATGCCGTCACTGTTTCGCCGTCTACTGCTGCTGTTCCATGCGCTGCGTTACGGCGCGCGCCTGATCTGGCTCGCCGCCCCGCCCGACCACAAACTGCACTGGCTGATCGAGCTGATCGGTCGCGTGCATGCGTCGGAGCGCAGCGGCGCGCAACTGCACGGCATGCTGCCCGCACTCGGCCCGCTCGCGAGCCGCTTCGCGCAGACGCTCGCCGAGCGCCCCGAACTCGCGGGCAGCACGCTGCACGACGCGCTCGACGCGATCGATCACATGGAAGCACCGCTGGCGCCAGACGAGTCGGCGCAGGCATTGGCCGACGCCTTCGGCCGGCCGCTCGCCGAACTGTTCAGCGCGGTCGATCTCGTGCCGGTGCGCAGCGGCTTTGCCGAGCAGACGCATTTCGCGCGGCTCGCTGTACCGCTCAAAGGCCACCGCGAAGTCGCGATCAAGCTGGTGCGCGCGCAGCAATTGCAGCAGATCGGCGATGAGCTCGCGCTGCTGCGCTGGGTCGCGCGCTGGCTCGAAAAGCTCTCGCGTGTCGCGCGCCGCCTGCAACTGCGCGCGCTCGCGCAAACCTTCACCGACGACATCCTGCGTCGCTTCGACCTGCGCGCCGAAGCCGCGAACCTGAGCCAGACCGGCCATCATTTCGACGGCGACAAACGCATCGTCATTCCCGACGTGATCTGGGAACTGTGCACCGACCACACGTTGACGATGCAGCGCATCAACACGCTGCCGGCGAGCGACCTGCCCGGCCTGCATGCGCATCGCATCAAGCTCGCACCGCTCGCCGCGCATATCGTCGAAGTGGTCACCGAGCAGGCGTTCGAACACGGCTTCTTTCACGCGACGCTCGATGCGCGCCGGGTGCGCGTCAGCATCGAGCCGGACACGCTCGGGCGCCTCGTGCTCGCGGAGTTTTCGATCATGTCGACGCTCTCGACCGGCGAGCGCGAGTTCTTCGTGCACGGCGCGACCGCGCTGTTCGACCAGGACTATGGACGACTCGCCGATCTGCATCGCGACGTCGGCCACGTGTCGCCCGACACGCGTCCCGAGATGCTCGAAGCCGAGTTGCGCACGCGCGCCGAAGCGCACTTCGCGGCCGCGCCGCAGGATCGCTCGGCGGGTTCGCTGTTTCATCATCTGCTGCACGGTGTGCAGCCGTTCGACGGCCACGTGCCGGGCCGGCTCGCGACCGCGCAGCGCTCGTTCCAGCAGGCGGAAACGCTCGCGCGGGCGCTGCATCCGGGCGTCGATACATGGAACATCGCGCGCGACGTGCTGGCCGGAATCGCACGACGCGACCTCGATCATCGCGGCTGGCTCAAGCGCATCTCGCACGAACTGCCGCATCTCGCGCACACGCTGCCGCGGCTGCCACAACTGGCGGTGCGCTATCTGCAACAGCAGCACGATCGCGCGGGCACGCCGCAACAGAACGCGCAACTGCTCGCGGATCTCGCGCGCGAATACCGGCGCACGCGCTGGCTGTTGTGGGCATGCGTGGTGTGCGGCGGGGTGCTGGGGGTGGGGATGGTTTTGCTGATGGGGTGA